AACTTGGAATTATCAAGGTACTGATATTAAAGCATTAACTGCAAATTTTGCAGTTAAAAATGAAGTTATTAAATATTTTCCTTTATCCGGTGGTATTATTACTGGAAATACTCAAATTAATTCCAATTTAACCGTCTATGGAGATATTTCTGCTACTGGTACATCTTATTTTGCAAACACCATTTATTCTACAACAAGTGCATTAAGTGTTGTTCATGTTGGAAATGATGGACCTGCATTATATATTGGAAATAGAGGAACTGGTGATATTGCTTCATTCTATGACTTGGATCAAAACGTAGAAGTTCTTCATGTTGGTGGAAATAATGGTTCTTTCCCAAATGTCGGGGTAAAAACAAGTTCACCAAATAAAGACTTAACTGTTTTTGGTGATATTAGTGCATCGGGTACAATATATTCTAACAATTTATCATTAGGTAGTACTTTAATTGCAAAACAATTATCTTTAAGCGACGGTAAAATAGTTACAGATAGTGTTGGTAATTTGACTATTGCTGGTAATTTAAATGGATCTAATTTAAACTATTTATATAATTTCATTATAGATGGTGGGCAAGTGTAATATCGCTTTATATAAAGCGATATTATGATTTTTAACAAATTAAGTAAGTAATATAAAATAATATGCCAAATGTAACGCCATATAACCCAACATATTTAAAAATTAATAATTTATCTGGTGGAGTTGCCGCTATTTATGACCAGTATGGTTTATTGCGTTACTATTTAAATTCTGATACTTTGTTAGAGCTTCCATTTGATTCTGAATATAATTGGAAATGTAACATTGTAAGGTATGGTGCATCTTTGAGTTCGTTTCCCATTTCAATTGATAAAATTTTAGGAAATACTATTTATGTTGATGTTTCTTATACGATTGATGATTACATTTCAGCAAGTGTTCAATCCGTATCGGCATATTCATCATTTACGACATCACAACAGATATATGATTATATGTCATATTATTTAACGACAAGTGCTGGTGTAAAAAATGATAATCTAAGAAACATATCACAAAACGCATTAAATATTGGAAATAAAAATTTAATTTTAAACGATTCCATAACCTTACCATTTCAATACGATTCAAATACAATTATAGTAAAAAGTAATACATTATCAGGTGAAGATATAATAACAACTGGAAATATTACATTATCTGGAAATTCATCTGTTTCATATATTGGTTTATGTTGTTTAAATGTATATCAAAATAATCCAAAAAGTTTAACTGGTGTTTACATAAGTGGAAATTTAAATTATAATACATCTTCAAATAGTTCTGTTACATATAAAGATTCTATTATAAACTATTTGAATAATATTGGTTCTGGTATTATTTCTTTAAGCAGCATAAACTCGAATGTTGTTTATAAATTAAATAATAACAATATTTTAGTATATAGCCCAATTTTAAATAAATACGTTTCAAACATTCATGATACTAGAATTTATGGTTATATAAACAATTATAATTTAAACAAAACAATAGATTCAAATACATCTTTAACAGAAAATCAAGTGTCTTCCATTTCTACAATTTATAATTTAGATTATTTATATGATGCTGCGAGTTATTGGACCATCAAAAATGGAGTAAGTGCAAATTACTTTGATTTCTTTTATGTTAATGATACAGATATTGATTTTATATCAAATAATATTGTAATTGACAATACATTAAGCACTGCTTTTTCATACAATAGCTCATTAAGTACAGTAATAATCAAAACTCCATTTTTATCTGCAAATTCAAAATTCAAAGGAATTAAAACTACCGGATCTTTATTTTTATCAAATGGAAATATTTCAAATATTAATATATATTGCAATGTTTATAAAGATAAACCGACGGCTTTATCAAGTGTCAATATAAATGGAACTATTACATACAATACATCTTCCATAGAATTTATAACATATTATAATTCAAATATAAATTTTGTTAATAATTTAAATGAATCTGGAAATGTTATTGTTAGATGTTTAAGTTCAACTGTTAGTTTTTTATAACCCTTATGCCCTTTGTGCATGGTTTTTGATAATTTATTGCTCCGGGATATGAACTAACAAAAGGAACTAAAGATCCGGTTGATAATTTTTCATATCCTGCTTCATTTTCTATAACAACATCCATATATCCACTTGTTTTTGGTAATTGATTGAGTTTAAATGTTAAAAAATTTTCAGTGTAATCAAAACAATTAATTTTTATACCGTAAAATGGTATATATTTTGCGGATAAATTTTTAATACTGGAAAATGGAGCAAATAATGATATATTGTCAAACATTAATAAGTTTGATGCGCTTAAATATACGTTTCTTAATTCTAAAAACAAATTACCTTTAATTAAAATGTCATATTCTTGACCAGCTGATAATTCCGGAGTAACAACTATAAATGTGTACTTTCCAACGTCAATCGGTTTTGGTTTTGCATAAAATGTAATATATTCAGTCATTTTTATTTAAATTTTTGTTTCTTGTATAAAATCTTCTATATTTTTTAATACGCATATATTGTTTTGATTTGTAAACTCCGTATTAACTGCATCAAACGCATTAAAATCAGAATTTATAGTGTATATTCTTTTGATTGGGTCATCCATTTTTTTAAATAACCAGCCTTTTATGGTAAAAGATGTGTCAGCTGTCAATCTAAATGGTTGATTTGCTGCAATATCACTTGGATATTGTAAGTTTATATTTCCACCCCATAAAACTTCCGATCTTAATTCATAATTTTGTTTAGAATTTTTATTTAAAGGTATTAACCAAGATATTATAAAATATGGATCACAATATGGTACAAAATTTGTAATAATTTGATCCATGTCGTTTTGATATTTTGTTATAATTGTAACATTTACTCCAATATTAATCGGAACGGGTTGTAATATTTTTTTGATATAATTTTCATTCGCAGTTTTTGGAGTATAACTTATGTTAAATCCATCGTTTTTATTAAAAACTCTATTATTATCTCTAGCTACGCTAGAAATTGTTATTGCTACTGCGGGTAAACTCAATCCGCCGGGAGCAGGATTTAATAATGATGCAATTACTCTTTGTTTTGGACTATATACAAAATTAACATAATTTGAAGATAATGATGGTATTTCTGTTTTATCAGAATTAAATTTTTTTATAATAATATCATTTAATGCAGCAGTAAATTGTTCCAATAAAGTCTGCATTTCCCATCCAAAAGTATAAGATTTCACGTTTATACTTATAGAAAAGTAAAATTAATTATTATTTTCTGGCAAAAGCGATTTTGCGCTATCGAAATCTATATTTTTTCTTATACAATTGCATATCTGATATGCAAAAGTTTTTGTATCTCTGCCCAAATAGCCTCTACTGAAACATTTAGAACAATTTTTATGTTTATTTTTTAATGGAATTTGTCCTATGTCCAATATCTTAAGATCATTTTCTGGTATTTCATAAAAGGTTCCAGAAAATACACTATATATATGTTTTTTTTTATTCATTTATGCTTATTAATAATATTGTATCCCAAAATTTATTTTTTTTAAGTTTATTTTTATATTGAATCATACATTTTTCCATTTCTGGTGCATATTTTGCTAAAGTTTTAATTCTATAATCTAAATAAATTAAATTTTCTTCTTCGTGTAATTCGATATCATATGGAATTGGTATTTCCAATTTTTCCTTATCCCTCTTCGTGGTGTTTAAAATAAAAGTGATGTAAAAATTTTTTTGATAATATAATATCAATTTACCTTGTTTAAATTTTTTGTTTTTTAGTTCAAAATTTAAATTTTTTTGAAGCAAAGAATTAAATATTTTTTCAAAATTTGAATTGTGTATAGTCATTTTAATTTTCCATGAAATATTTTTTCTGATCGGCGGTCATATCTTTTAATACATTATTAAAATATAATAAAAAGTTTTTTTCAGGTAATCCAAAAAAATTTTTAAAAAAACTTAAAAAATTTTTTTCTGGTAAAATTTTAGTAACCTTAACAATAACACAAGATTCCACTGGAATATTTCTCCAGTCCTGCATTAAAATATCCCAAACCGTTAACAATCCTCTAGCTTCTGCGTCGTAAGGTGGGGGGAATCTTGGCGGTTTAAAATTTAATAACTTTCCAGTAACTCTTCCGTTTAAAATTTCACTACACAGTGTACAGAGTATTCTTCTATTTGGAGGTATTTTATTCTTAGTTCTTCTTACAAATTTTATCTCTACGATATTACTCCTGCATAGTGATTTTAATCCTGTTACTGATAGTGCCATCGGTTTTACTCTTTACTTTCACATATTCCAAATATTCTACTTTCGTTCAAGAATACGATATGTTTTAAATCATTTAAATTTGCAACTTGAATACCTTTATCATTTGGAAAAACTACAATATCTCCTTCTTTTACGGTTCTACAATCTGGTCCAGCCAAAACAACCTTGGCTAATCTCCAAGCAAAGTTTACTGTATTGATTGGAACCCAAATACTACCTCTTTTAACTTCAGTGCCATCATCATTTACATCAATATATTGACACATTAAAATGTCATCCAATACTTTTGTTAATTTCCAATCTTGTAAGTTTAAAGAACTACCAATGTAATGGTCTAATTGTACTTTTCCACCTACGACATCTTCTTGTTTTGGTCTTGCTATCATATGTTTTTATTTATTGCCGTTATTCAAATATTCAAGTGTTTCTTCATGTTTCATAATTTCTCTATATGAACATTCCATGTATTTAGAAATATTAAGATATTCCGTTTCTTCGGTTTTATTTAAATTTTCTTTCTTTTTTATATATGTTATATTTTTATAATTACTTGGAAGTATTTTCCTATAAAATGATACATAATTAAAATCTTTAATTTGTTTGAGCCATCTATTAGTAGTTGCATTCAAAATAATTGGAATTGAATTATTAACCATCGTAAGCCATCTATTCAATATAAAGGAAGATGGTTGTTCCGATTTTGGTCTAATGCTATTCTTTTTTAGACAAAAATCTACATAATTTATGATGTCCGAATTATTGTTTTTCATTTATTATATAATTTATTAAATGTTGATGCACTATCATTCCACTCTTGGGTATTCATACTATCACCTAAACCATAATGCACAACTCTTAACGGAAAAACGCCTAATTTTAGTTTATTTGAATTTGCATTTAAACAAAATGTAATATCATAATGATGGAATTTAAAATTTTCATCAAATTTTAAATTAGAATCCAATAATTTATCAACTTTGACGCCAATAAATAAACCATCTATTAACAAGGCTCTTGAATTTGTCGGTCCAAATACAGTAGTCCAGCATATCTTATCTTTAGAATGACCAACTTCGCCAACAAAATCATTTCTATCACTCATTAAATGCCATGCTGGGGGTGTTTGCGTATTAATCTTACATTTTTTACTTCCAGCCAGACCGATTATGTCATATTTTTCAAATGCAAGATTTATTTTTTCAATATAAAACAAATCTTCTATCAAAACATCATCATGTACAAATATAATATTTTTATTTCGATTTTCTTCAGTTATAAATGTATTATAAATTTCACTTAATCCTTTTTTATTATTGTAAATAATAGTTGAGTTTTTAATTTCATTCGTTTTATCTAAAAACAAACAAAATTGACTATTTTCTTCGAATTCTTGTTTAGAGAGTGGTGTTGCAACGACAAAGTGATAATTTTTTGTTAAATTAGACATATTAACGAGTAAATATATCATATATACTGATGAAATCAAACAAAAAGATGAATAATAAAAAAGCATTAAAAAAAGAATTAGAAAGAATATTAAATTCTAATAAAGAATCTGTTAATCAAGAAAATTATAATCCTTTTGCAGCTAGAGTTTTATTTTCTCTTATAAATGAACAAGAAGATGCTGATAATCAAGCGTCACAAGCAAATAATATTAAGACGCCTGATGATTTCACTCCAGAAAAAAACAAAAAAGACTTTCAAGATTCAATGGAAAAAACAACCGATCCATCTTCTTTTGATGTAGAGGGAGTTTCTCCGAACCTAACCGCCGATGTTATTAAATCAATTAGAGAATGGTCCACTAAACTTGATGAATTTGCTGAGTTTTTAAATGACCCAGCTCAAGCCACCAGTGAAGGAAAACCGTCTTTGCATAAGATTTTATCAGATGGCGATAGATCTGGTAGCTTGTTAAGAGGTATTACCAGAAAAGCATCTGATAGTATTACTCGTATTGCTGGTGAAGTTGAAAAATTAAAAGAAATTCTCAATACATATATCATTACCGCTCCTAAGAAAATGCGTGATACTGAGGGTCAAACCCCCGGTTGGACACAGTTTTAATATAAGCTGTTGATGATTTTATTGTAATCTATTTCATCAAGTTCTTCAAACATTGTCATTTCGTTAAAATCTTTATATGGCATAGAGTCTGTCCATTTGAATACGGTTTCATTATTTAATAACAACTTTTTAATGTTTTCCTTTGCGGTTTCATCAAAATTTGGATTATCAAGAACCCATATTTTTTTATGAAAAGGAAACTCTAAAAGTTGAGTTGATTGTGTTTTGGTTAATGTTAACCCCGCAACACCTATTCCATTTTTTACAAAAAATGAATCTATTGGACCTTCAAATATGAATATATAATTAAAATTTTTATCTATTTTATCTAAACCAAATACCGTTTTTTCCGATCCTTCTTTGCTTAAATATTTTGGAAAAGAATTATCAATCGATCTAGTTTGATAAAAAATTACCTTGTTGTTTCTGTCATAAAATGGTATACATAATCTATTTTTATGCACATAATCAGTTAATGATAGATATAAACTGTTTGGTTTATACTTTGCAGTATTCAATCTCCTAGACTTTATATATTTTAAAGTGTCATTGAATATTTTATCATCACGATAATAAGAGGTTTGTGTTTGATCAAATAAATTTATAGAATCATGTGGAAGCTCTAGATTCTTTTTAATATATTTTTTAACATTGGTTTCTAATTTATGTTCAACATTGATAGAATTTACGCTATTTTCTATTTCAAATAAAATTTGATCTTTAGAAAAACCAGTAACATTACATATCCAATTAAAAGCCGACCATGTTTTTGAACAATTAAAGCAATGAAAAGTATTAGATGCTGGGTAATAAAACAATCTCTTCTTTTTACCCAAGCTTCTACCTTCTCTACATATAGGACATCCAGCATTATATGTTGAATCCGTTTTTCTAAACGTAGGTTCTATGGAATACGAATAGAATTTATTTAAGACGTATGAATCTGGAATTTTTATCATAATAGATAAAAACTATATTCGATCTTTATGGCAATAAAGTCAAGTAAAATTAAATATTTGTCGCTGGCATAATGTCAGAGATTAAACTTTCGTCTTCTCCAAACGCTTTACCGTTTTCTGTAATATATAACCCAGTTAATATTATCCGCTGTTCTGGACTTCCGAATATTTCTATTAGTGCGGGAGAATCTGTTGTTGGGAATACTCTACCGTCTCCTCGATTATACGATTCGCTAAAGACTTTAAAAATTGTATCAATTTCTTCTCTAAATGTTGAATCCGTTTCTCTAAAACCATCATTTTCAATTTCAACTGGATTTAATTTTGTTAATGGCATAAAAAATAAAATATCGTATAATTTTAATGTTTCTCGTATTGTAATTCTTTGCTGATCTAAAAATTTATCGGATACCTTGCCATTTAAATTTAACCAAGTGGAGTATGCAAGAACATCTAATACACACCTATCCAAAATCACATTGTCTTTTTTGGAGAATTCAATTGCTTGATCGATTAAAAAATTCAAAATTAAAGTTTGAGTTTCTTCATTCGAATCTTTACTATGTTTTAAATTTTTATCTTTCAGTAAATCTCTATAACTTTTTTCTGGTGTAGAGTACATTGGCCATTTTTTTAAAAAATCTTTAATGTATGTAGTTTTACCAACGTTTTGTGTTCCTATGCAGCATATTTTCATATATTTTGTTTTTCTAATTCTGGAAAAATTTTTAAGATTTCATTAGAATGTTTACTCTCGTAGCCATTTTCATCTAAAGGTAACAGATAAATATTTTCTGTTAATATTTCAGGCATTTTAACTCTAATTTTTTTAGTTAAATTGAGCATTGTTTGAATGTTATCTTGATACCAAGATGCGCAAACATCGACTGATGATGAAAATAATAAACATTCTAATAATGTCGATATTTCTTTTTTTGATAAATTTTTAATATCATATGATAAATCATTCATATAAAAATATGATACCAAATATATTTAAAAATTCAAATTATTAATTGTTATATGATGAATCTTTTACTGTTTCCGGTTCAGTTTTGATTGAAACTGGGTTAAAGATATTAGCAAGTGTAGTTATTACCTTTTTAATATCAACATCTTCTTTTGAAGATGTTGGATTTAACTTTTTAATCTCATTAATATTATCTTCTGATAATTTTGAATCTTCATTTGAAAAAAAGATCTGCATAGATTTTACCAAATTTGCAATTTCTTCGTTTGAAGCCACCCTTTGTTCTGATTGTGTTTTAGTGTCAATTGGCTGTTCTACTTGTGGTGGTTCAGTTGGTTGTGGTTGTTGGGTTGCATCTTGCGGCATACCATCTTCCTCTTGTTCATTTAACAAACTATCATATTTTTCACATATTTTTAGAAATTTACTCATAAGATTATTTACCCCTTTAACATGCTTTGTAATTCTTTTATTGCATCTTCAAATGAAAAAAATTTAACATCCATGGATTTTTGCGGGTGTGATATATTTGTATTTTCAACCGGAATTAATGATTTCATTTTACTAAAAACTTCATTTTCCAAGTTTTTAATAGTTGGATCTCGTTCGATCATGGGAAAATTTGATCCAACTGATAAATTGGTTATTTTATTTCTTGTCACCCTGTCACTATATACTTGTGATAAATCCATATTATTGATTAATTTTCACTCCGTTTGCAATAATTGGAAATATGTTTAATTGCCAATTGTTTTTTTCAATTTGTTCAATAAAAAAATCTTGACGATAAACTGTATTGTTTAATATCTTTCTAGAATTTGTTTTTAGCCATTGTTTTCTAACATTAACGTAGTCAATTATCCATTTTTTTTCATTCCCTTTATTTTTTGGTGTTTTTTCTGCAAATTTATTAGTTAAAAATGACATCATACTTCCACTATGAAGGTATGAATCTTGTATAACCGCAAGACTTAATGGTAAAACAAAATTATTTTTTTCAAACCAATTATATGCTTTATCCCAATATAAAAGATCAAAGATTATATCCTGTGCATTTTTAAAATTTTCATCATTTTTTGCTGTATTTATAATTAAATTTAAAAATTCTTTATTTTTTGGTAATGATTGATCTCCTTTATATTTTTTATAAGACAATAACTCATCAGCGTTAACGCCTCCTAGTTTTTTATATTCATTAAATACATCCCAAAGAGTACCCTGTTCGGTGTAACCTCTACCTAGTGTAACCTGTTTCGTATTATTTGGACCATCGTTATACAAAAATATAGAAACATAATCTGTTTCACTTTTTCCAGTTTCAAAACAATTTAAAATTTTAATAATAGTGTCTTTTGTATTCATATATCTCCGTCTTTATACGCTAATGATGAAAATGGTTTAACTTTTGGCGCATTTGGATCCCCTTCTTCTATGATGTGAATTGTTTGTGTATTTTGGTTTATGTTATGTTGAGAACTTGACTGTAAAGATACATTTGAATTGCTACCATATCTTAAATCAACTATTGCTTGTGTTCCCAAATACGACGCAATTATTATAGATAAAACTTCTATAGTTTTTGAAAAAATGGCAACAAATCCAGTTATATATTCTGGTAAATTTGGTAAAAAAAATAAAATACATACACTTACAAAGTAAAAAACAAACAAAACTAAAAAAGAAGTAAAAACTATAAAAAACTTTTTTGATGATAAATGATTTTGTTTTTCTAACTCAATTTTTTGAGCTATTGGTGTATTTGGAGGCGCTACACCGTTCTGTAAAAACGAAGTAGCTGTCATAAACACATTTTTTAAATTTTCAATCACATTTGTACTTATCTTTTTGGCACAAATTAATTATAATTACTAAAATATACTATTTATATACTATATTTGTTTTATATTTAAATTAAATAAAATAAAAGATAATAAAAGGAATGACATTCCTATTTTACAAATTGCAAATCAAATGTCAATAGGTTTTTTCATCTTTTTTATTTTATTTTGTAAAAATTCTTCGTCTTCTCCTGTTGGTATTAAACAAGGTATGTTTAAAAAATAACCACTAATATTTTGAAAAAACGTTTTATTTTCTTTATTTTCAAAGAAATTAGGAAGTTCTTGTTTGCATATTTTTTTACAAAAATTAATAAATTTTGATGGATTTTCAAAAAATAAACTCCATTCATTTAAAATTTGTTTTTCTACATAAAACGAAAAAACAAAACAGTTCATTTCTAATGAAATTTTTTTAATTTTGTTTAAATCTTTTTTAATTTTTTCTTTTAAGAATGATTTTATTATATTTTTATTAAAAATAACCTTGTCATCTTTAATAATATTCCATTCATACATAAAATCGACAGTTTCTGCTGCTAACTCTTCTATATAGTTAAAAACATCAAATATTAAAACATTCTCTTTTAAATGTAAAATATAATATTCAGTTGTTTTTCTTTTCATCAGAAGAAATTATAACATCTATTAGCATTTCTTCTACTAATTCTTCTGGTAATTGTGTATTTGCTTCTTTCAATATCCCAAATAATTCATTTTTATTCTTTTTAATCTTTTCTTTCAGTTCAAAAACTAAAATATTTTGTTTTTTTGATAAATTTGTATATGTTGGTTTTGTTTGAATATTAAATGCTTCCAATAATGGTTGACTGGTAGAACTTATTATTTGATACAATCTTTGGTAAAACCGATTTAAAGGTGTTAAAAACACATTTTCATTTATTTTATTTAATTTTTCATATAAATAAGTTAAAATTAAAGATTTATTACATTGTTCTTTTACAGTTAAAAGATATTCTGGTCCTCTTATATGTGTTTTGCCAAAGGGATTCAATAAACACCCTCCACCCAAAACCCTAGAGCCACAATATATACATTTTTCTGGTGAATCGAAATGCACATGACTTTTGGATGGAGAAAAGAGACAAGGTTTTCCATAAGATGTAGAATTACAATATATACAATGTGCCATATTATATAATTACTTGATTGTTAATAAAATTCTCTAATTCTTTTTTAGGTGGTGCATTTATTCTGACGTTTATTATTGAATTATAGTATTCATCTTTGAACAAGACATCTTTTTCTATCTGTTCCTTTATTTCAAAATAAGCCAATGCCCATTTTGAATCACATGTTCTTATAATTTTAAATGTGAAATTCTCTTTTCCATATTTTTTAATATCTTCGTTCAATTCATTTGATGAACTTGTATAAGTTTTCCAATCAGATTCTTTAAATTCTATTCTATTTCTTGTTTTTCCCTTTAATGGTTTCCTTTTAATTTTAGAAATGCATTGTTTTTTTCCTATATATTTTTTTTTATTTATATTGCATTCAATCAAATATATAAAACCAAATGTATCAGGTTCAAATTTAACATTTTCACTTAAAACCCAATGACCAAAATCAATCATAACGTCTTTCTTTGCAGTTTCCTTCTTATCATTTTTGGTTTTTTTCTTTTAGTTGATGTAACGGACATTGCCGCCATTATATTATCAGTATATCCTTTATTCGGATTTATAGATGTTGGATTGCTTATTTCATAACCAGCCTGCGGTGTTCCAAATGCACTTGTAGTAGAAACATCTTCTTTTAAATTTTCTATTAAATTTGAAAATAAAATTTGAAATTTGTTATTCATATTATATTATAATATTTACTAACTATGGACTTATTTCAAAAATATAAAGAAGAAATAATACAAGATACTAAATTTGATCAAATAAACATATTGGAAAAACAATTAATGCTACCAACTTTAAAGCATAAATGGGTTTCTAGATTAATTGAACAAAAAATACATAAGAATTCCTTAGAAAAGAAAAAAAAAGAATTAAAAAATGATGTGTTAAAAACTTTATCAGAAAAGGGTATTCCCGCTGGAATACCAAAAGCCGCACTTAATACAAAAGTTGAATCGTCTGAAATTATTAAAAAAATAGATGATGATATTCAAAATTGCAATGTGTTAATAGATTATTTAGAGCGTGTCGAAAAAATAATGAGTACAATTAGCTATGATTTGAGTACTGCTACTAAATTAATAACAATGGAAACTGCATAATGGTCGAAATAAAATTATTAAACGCTAAACAAGCTCAAATTTTTTCTGATGTTGATGATCTAAATCTAATCAGAGAACATTTTTCTGTACCAAATCCAGCATTTGGTAGGAGAAACAAGTTTGCACCAAAAAGAATATATGCAATAACACCATCCGGTAAATTTGATTTAGGTTTAACTGAAAATATAATAGATTTTTTAAATGAAAATACTATAAAGTTTAAAGTATGGAGTGAATTACAAGATAAAATAAAAATTGGATTTAATAATTTTGAAATAAAACATTATAAAAATTTAACATATCGAGATCATCAAGAGAAATCCATAAAAACTGCAATGGAGAGGGGTAGGGGGGTAATCGTCATTCCGACAGCAGGGGGCAAAACTTTAATAATGTCTGGTATAATTGAAAGTTTGCGTAAAAATTTGAACGATCCAAACGCACTTGCTATGGTATTAGTTCCAACCATTCAACTTGTAGAACAAACTGCAAATGATTTCGTCGAATATGGCATGGATAATGTCACAAAATGGTCAGGAGACAATAAACCAGACCCAGAAGCAACGACCATAATTGCTGGAAATCAAATTCTTTTAAGCGACAACACTGATTTATCAATTTTAAACGATGTAAAAATTTTATTAATAGATGAAGTTCATGTTTTAAAGCGTCAAAATCAAATAAATAAAATTTTTAATTTGATTAATACTGATTTTAGATTTGGATTTACGGGTACGATGCCGCCATCATTGATTGATCAGTGGAATATAATCGGTAAAATTGGTCCTTTATTATATGAAAAGAAAACAAATGATTTAAAACATAAAAAATACGTTTCAGATTTTAAAATAACAATATTGTCATTAATTCATAAGAATTTACCAAATTTTCCTTACAACCCAAATCAACCCGCAGAACAATATAACAGAGAAATTGAATATTTAATGAATGATTCAAGAAGAAACGAAATCATATCAAAATTAGCATCAAAATTATCAAACAATAGTATTATAATGGTGGATAGAATTGATCACGGAACAAATATTGAAATGTATTTAAAAAAAATCTGTCCTATAGATAAACCTGTTTTTTTTATTCAGGGGTCTACAGAAATCGAAGACAGGGAAAAAATAAGGCAACTCATGAATACTAGAAATGATGTAATAGCTATTGCGGTTTCTAAGATATTCAGCACAGGTATAAATATACCAAATTTACACAATATTATTTTTGCATCCGCTGGAAAAGCAAAAATTAAAATAATGCAATCAATAGGTAGAGCACTTAGATTGCATCCAACTAAATCAATGGCAAATATTTTTGATATTTCAGATAATACAAAGTATGGAAAATTGCATTTATCAGAAAGAATAAAACTTTACAACCAAGAACAATATACTTATGAGGAAAAAACAATACAAAAATAAAAAAGAAGACGATTTTTTAGATTCTTTAACCGAATTTAACGAATTAGAAAATGAAAATTTAAATATGGACAACGATGACACTGATGACATATCGGATATACCGTTACTGGATTCATATGAAAAAGAATCAATCGATGATGAAGATGATTTATTATTAGATGAAGAATTGGATGAGGAATTGGATCAAGATTCGATTAAAAATAAAACCAAACCAAAAATAAATAAAGAAAAATTCTACGTTGATCCTCAAAAATTTGATGAAGAAATATTGAAATTCTACGAATCTGGTGTAATGTCTAATGAATTGGCAGATATGGTTAACAATATTGCAACCAAACTTAGTTTTGCGGGAAATTTTATCAATTATTCATATAAAAGTGACATGATAGGTGATGCAATAGTCAGAATGATTAAAGCGTTGGTGACAAAAAAATATAATAGAAGTAAAGGTACAAATCCCTTTTCTTATTTCACCAGAATTGCTTTTAATAGTTTTAGAAATAGAATAAAAAGAGAAAAACATACATACGAAACACACGAAAGATATAGAGAAGAGTTGGAATTAATTTCAGAAAATCATAACATGGTTAATTGTAAAAATAAAAACGGGAATAATAAATTTAAAAACTATTGATGTATAATATAAAAAATAATAAAATAGCTTGTTTTAGTGATATTCATTTGGGGTTGGGGTTGGATAATGAAATGTGGCATAACATATCATTAGACTTTGCAAAATGGGCATCGGAAACCCTTAAAACTAGAGGAATAGAAGAGATTCTAATTCCAGGTGATGTATTTCACAATAGAAGTGAAATATCAGTTAAAACTTTATCAATTTCGAAGCAATTTTTTGATTATTTTAATAATTTTACAATATACGTATCTACCGGAAATCATGATTGTTTTAGAAAACATGATAGTGAGATTAATTCAATCTCAATGCTTAACAATTGGCAAAACATACACGTTTTTGACAAATCACCAGTTAATTTAAAATATAAAAACAAAAATATAACCATGATACCATGGGGTACTACATTCGATAATATCCCAAATAGCGATATTATCTTTGGTCATTTTGAGATTTCTTCTTTTTATATGAACTCTTTCAAAGTATGCGAAAATGGTATGAAATCTTCTGATCTTTTTAAAAAATCTCCATATATAGTGTCTGGTCATTTTCATAAAAAAGACTACAGAAAGTACGAAAACGGCGAAATACTATATTTGGGAAGTCCATTTCAACATAATTTCGGGGATTGCTCAGACGAAAGAGGAATTTACATATTTGATATTGATAAAAATGAATTTGAATTCATTAAAAATAATATTTCCCCTAAACATTTTAAAATTTCTGTAAAAAAAATAACAAATCAAGTATACTCAGACCAAGAATTAACGGATATTGTATCAAATAACATAATAAGTTTGATATGTGACTGTAAAATCGAACAAGAAGCATTACTATCAATTCAATGCAAAATTAATGAATTAAAACCATTAACAATTAGAATTGATTACGAAAACAATGATACTGAAATTGATTTAAAAAATGATTCTGAATATAATTCCGGTTCTCTATTAACAGATATAGAGACATATATAGACGAAATGGATATTGATTGTAAAAAAGAAGTTGCAGAATACATAAAGGAAGTTTATAATACACTAGTATGAATATAGATGAAATAGGAATAGCAATATTAGATGTTTACACGCAAGAAGATTATGAAAATTGTTACAATTCCATACCAAATGAATATAAGAATAATTTAATCGTAATATCAGACACTAATAATAAAATAAAACACACCAATATAAAGAGATACGGCAATGGTGTGCAATTTGCAACACTCAGAAATTTTGCTTTATCGCATTTTAGGGTTAATGGGTTAAAACATTTCTTTTTGGTTAATTCCAATCAAACGATAAAAGACGTAAATGTATTCGCAAATACAATAAAACTTGCAGAAAATTTTGGAATTTGGTTTTTTACCGGACCAAGTGATGTAAAAGTGCCAATAGAAGATGAAGATAAAAAATTAACATTGAATTTATCGACAAATATCAATAGCGACTTCATTTATATCTTTAGTGGAATTGTTTCTAATATTGGTTATTTCGATGAAAGATTTTTCAACACTAAAGATCTAGATGTCTTGGATTATATAATAAGAATGAGAGAAAAAAATATATATCCACCAATAAACTACATTTCAACTATTGATAATCTAGTTCATTCGTCAAATAGTAAAATACAAAAGCAAAATTATAAAGAAATGGATAACGCCGATCAAAGCGTAAATCTATCATATGCGTATTTTATGTTTAAACATAAATATATACCATCTCAAGGCGACCCACAACCAGTATCAAATGATGTTTTAATGAAACAATTAGAAGAAATTCAGACCAAATATGCAAAAAAATAAAATTGGTTGCGGTTTAATAACTTGCGATAGAGATTTTTTTTATAAAAACTCAGTCACATCCCTTTCAAGTGCTGCAAAAAATAAAAATATAGAATTTGTAGTAATAAATGATGGTCTGGAAAAACTTTCAGTTTATCCTGATAATTTTATAGAGACTGGTGGTAAAAAAGGAGTTGCGGTTGCTAAAAACTTAGCATTAAAATTTTTATTAAATTCTGGATGCGAACATATATTTTTAATGGAAGATGACGTTGAGATAGTGGACGACAATGTATTTGATCATTATATTGATACGGCAAATAAAACAGGTATTTTACATTTAAATTATGGATTACATGGAAATCATAATAAAAAACAAGATGGTTCTATTAATTTGATAAAAACTGTAAATTATCCAAATAATAGCTCAATAGATTTATATGGAAATCTATTAGGAGCTTTTTCTTATTATCATAGAAGTGTTTTGGATAAAATAGGATTGATGCATGAAGAATTTTACAATGCAATGGAACATGTACATCATACATATCTTTCAATTGTGCATAATTTTCATCCACCATTTAGATATTTTGCAGATGCACATGATTCATCAAGATATTTGAAAGATATATTACCAGATCATCAACAAAGTAAAATTAGAAATGAAAACTTTCAAGAAACTTTTAAAAAAGGTCTTGATATTTTTATAAAGAAAACTGGATTTTCGGTTGTATATGGTTATGGACCAGAGGAAAAGATAACCACTGAAAAAGAATGTTTGAAAAAATTAAAAGAAATTTATAACAATGCAAAATAATCAAAAAATTGGCGTAGGTGTTGTAACATATAACTCCGAATCTTATTTCAAATCATTATATGATAGTTTAAATGGGGCAAATATAGATGAGTTTGTAGTTGTTAATGGTGGAAATAAATATGAAAATAAATACGATTGCGATTGGATTCAACATAAAAAAAATTATTATCCAGCTGCATGTAGAAATGATTGTATAAATTATTTGTTGAATAGAGATGTTGAATATCTATTCCTAATTGAAGATGATCAAATAATAAAAAATGTTAATATTTTTCAAAAATACATAGAAACTTCAAATATAAGTGGTTTGGATTATTTTTCTTTTGTTAGTATGAGTTATAATTCTGGAAGTCCAAATAACAGAAACCCGAAACTAACAGTTAATTATAGTGATGATATTGCGGTTTCTTTTTATGCAAACATGTGCAATGAATTTGTTTTTTTTAAATCATCGATTATTAAAAAAATTGGATTATATGATACATCATTCAGAGATCCATTTGATATAGACATGATGGTGAGATTGGCAAAAGATATCGACACCGTAGCACCGTTTTGGTATTTTGCCGATATAGAAAAATCAGACGATTACATCATGAATAACCCAAATGCAACCAGTCGATTACAATCACCAGATAGACCAGATGGATCGAGAGAACAAAGAATACAAGAACAATGGGAGTTTTTTCATCAAAAACATAACTTTCACGTAAATGATATCGCAGATACATCTCCAGAAGAAGTAATTCAACAATTAAAAAGAATTAAACCGTGAAAATAGCAATAGGTATTAATATATTTGGTTCATATAAAAGACAAGACCAGTGTATAAGCGTTTTGAAAAAAATAAAATCAAAATACACAGATATTGATTTATATAATATAACATTTGAAAATGAAAATAACACGGATTTAGATTTTACACATTTACCTTTATTAAAGAGAAAAGCTAAAGATTTAATAAAAGAATCTACTTCAGATAAACCGTTATCAAAAGACTTTTTTGACATATTATCTCAACAAGAATGTGATTATTTTTTATTTTTAAATAGTGATATCCTTTTAACTGAAAAAGTTATTAAATTAATATTAAAAGCCGAACACGAAACGTATTCATTTTCTAGACATGATTGTTATACGATAGAAAGTTTAGATAAGATTATACCTTTTCGTATAGAAATCGCAGGATTTGATGCATGGGCGGTTAAAAAAGAGTGGTGGTTAAAAAATAACCATAATTTTTGTGATTATATTTACGCAGAACATCTATGGGATGTTTCTTTTGCTTTGGAAATGTATAATAAAAGTAACTCATTTATAGGTAATAAAGAAGTTTATATTTGCCACGAAAAACACGAATTAAAATGGAATGAAAAATCACCAGAAGCAATTTATAATTCCATGATTTGGGATAAAACCCCATATGCAATAAATTGGCATGAGTTTATTTTTTCAAATTTAATTAAAAGAAAACCATATGGACAATTTTTAGAACCATTATATAATGAAGATGAATTAGAGAAAAAATTTTTAAAATGCAATTAAGTAGTTTTTATAGTAAAATCTATATTATTCATTGGAAACCTTTAAAAGAGCGCAAAGAGTATCTTGTTTCAATGTTCAAAAATTTCGGTATAAATCATTTAATCGAATGGGTTGATCAGTATGAAACGGAAAAAAATTTAATTGAATTTAAAAACCCCTTTAATATTAATAAAAAAGTTTTAGCTATAAACCATTCTCACATTTATTGTTATAAACAACAAATACAAAACAATTACAAAAATGTTCTAATATTAGAAGATGACATTGATTTTGAAACAATCAATTTACCATTATATTTAAATCAATGCGCAGATGAGTTTGTAGAATTGGATGGCGATATTGCATTTTTAAGTTCTTGTTGCGGTATAAAAGTTGAAAACCCAACACCACCAAAATTATTATATTATAATGAATCATATATGACCAGATGTATGGGTGCTTACATAACAAATATAAGATGTGCCGAAAAATTAATATCATTGGTGGGTACAAATTTTCATGCTATTGATAGAATTTTAAATTATATTTTACCACATGTTGATATAAGAGTTTTGTGGTCATCTGTTATATTGAAACAAGGTTCTGAAACTGGAAAATATAAAAGTAGTCTTGTGGAAATAAGAGATAAATTTGGTAATTATGTCAATTAAAATATGAAATTATATACAGTATTTACAGAATCGCATTATGATATGTTTAAAGATTATTTTATCAAATCTTTTCCATTTGACGTTGATTTAGAACTTGTAGTAAAATTTAAACCACAGGTATGCCCCACTTCAGAATTTCACAGTCAAGGTTGGCGAGATACAATGCAGTATAAGGTTCAATGTTTTATCGATGCTGCTTACGAAACAAAAGACGGAGAATGTTTCATGTTTTCCGATCCTGATATTCAATTTTTTAAAACTTTTAGCAGCGATGTGTTAAAATACATTGAAGGTTGTGATGCTGCTTTTCAAAATGATTATGGGGGTGGTGTTAATACTGGGTTTTTTATAATGAGATCTACTTCAAAAACTAGAGCTTTTTTAAAAACAGTTCAAGGCAATTTACACAATTTTCCAGAAGAACAAGTTTGTTTTAACGCATTAATGAGAAATTTCAATAATCCACAGTATGATAAAATTGCATATAGATGGAGATTTTTACCAAAAGAGTATTGGACATATGGAGAACTTGCATGGCAAAGAATAACACCAAACAATTCATCCGGAACTTGGCAAGGACTTGAGGATTTCAATATACCGGAAAATATAATAATTCATCATGCAAATTGGACATCATCGTTTAAGAATAAAATAAAACTATTAGATGTAGTTAAACAAAAATATGATAAACTTAAAACAATTTAATCAATTCATCTTAGAGGTGGATCAACCCGCATATCCACCATACCACGAAGGAAAATATCTCGAAAGATATTTTATTGATTTTTATAAAGAGAAAAGAAGTGAAATAGATCAAACTGGTTATCATTTTTTACCAGTATGTTGGACTGATTTATACCTTTATAGATATGATCTTTTAAATCAATTACAAAATGTTTTAGATTCATTGGATCCAAATTTAAAGTATTTTACAGTATCACAGCACGATGATGCTCCTTTTCAAAAATTACCCGAAAATACTTTAAAATTCTCTGCTGGGGGGAATCAACCAAATTGCATACCAATACCTTTAATCTGTAGTGGTATCAAAAACATAGAAAAAAAAGAAAAAGATATATTTTGTAGTTTTGTTGGTAGCGTTTGCCAAAGTATACCAGGACCCGGTAAAATTGCATATGATTTAAGAATGAATATGTTAGAATGTTTAGTAAATAAACCCAATTATGTCTTAAAACCAAGACAATGGTCATCAAAAATAGAAAACGATAGACAGGATTTGTTTTTAGATATTACCAGTAGAAGTAAATTTACATTATGCCCTCGTGGATATGGGGGTACCAGCTTCAGACTTTATGAAACAATGCAATTAGGGTCAATACCAGTTTACATTTATCACGAAACCCCATATGTTCCATTTTCGAATCAATTAGATTGGAATAAATTAGCAGTTTTGGTAAACTCTAATGATATGTCAAAGATAGATGATATTTTAAATGATATATCTGATGAAAAATATAACGAAATGTTGGATTATACACAATCAATATATTCAAAATATTTTACTTTGGATGGAATGTGTGATAATATATTGAAATATTTAAAATGAACGGTTTAAATGTTGATAAAATTTATGTTTGTCATTGGGATAAACTAATAGATAGAAAAGAATACATCATAAACCATTTAAATAAAAAAGGTATTCGTGATTTTGAATTTATTGAATCTTATAATAAAGAAAATTGGAATATAGATGATATAAAAAAAGAATATCCTGTAATTTTTAACAGTTTTGCACACAATTCTTTTGGATTAACTAATATACCATTAAAATATTCCGAAATATCATTAGTGTTAAAACATTGTCAAATTATAAAAGATATAGTTGATAAAAAATACAATTGTTGTTTAATTTTTGAAGACGATGCTCTCTTACATAACGATTTTATCAATCAATTTAATCTATATAAACAACAATTACCACAAGACTGGGACTTAGCATGGGTTGGATCATGTTGCGGACTGAATGCGCCATACACCGAAGGAAAGAACGTATATGAAATGGATGGCACCAGATGCACACATGCGTATGCAATCAGTTATAGTGGCGCATGTAAAATATATCCAATACTTAATACTACAAATGATGCTGCCGATTGGTTTTTAAACCGAGTAATCAAACAATTATCATTAAAAAATTATTGGTTTGAACCTCCATTAGCATTTCCAAATGGTAGATTTGAAACTACAATAGCTAATAATATATTTAACTGATGAAAATATTTTTTAATTATGCGGATTTAAACCCCAAACACATAGAAAGTCAAAAATGCAATGCACAAATAGCAAGACAATTCAATATTTTTGATGAGGTATATGAATTAAATAAAAATAAAATAGATATAAATTTTTATAAACAATATTCACATATACTGAACCAACCCAGAGGAGCTGGATTTTGGTTATGGAAACCATATTTTATTAATGAATTTTTAAATCAATCTAATGAAAATGACATAATCGTTTATGCGGATTCTTCCATTAGAATTGATAAAGATATAACTCCATTATTTGAAATACTGGAAGAAACTCAAGGTATATTGACATTTATATCATCTTTGGGGGATGAAAATTTCAATCCCGAAAAAACACATACAAAAAAAGATATATTCGTAAAAATGGGGTGTGATAATGATTATTATTATAATGGAAAATATAACTGTCAATTTAATGGAGCATTCATAATAATAAAAAACAATAATTTTAGTAAAAATTTTGTTAAAGAATGGCTTGAACTTTCGTGTGATGAGCAATTGTTAACAGATTTACCAAGTAATAATAAAAATTATTTAGAATTTAAAGATAATCGACACGATCAATCTATATTATCATTACTTTCAAAGAAAAACGATTTATACCCTTACCCAGACCCAACACAATGGGGAAATGATTATAGGGGTAATTCTAAAGTTATACAGTTTTTATCACATCTACGATGAATATTGCATTTTTAGATTTTTGGGGATCTTTTGATCCAAATAATAATTTTTTTATTTATTTATTTAGACAAATTAAAGATAATGTTATTATAACAGATGCTTCTAATGCCGATGTGATCATATTTTCATGTTTTGGTGATTCAAATAAAAGATACAATCACTGTAAAAAGGTTTTTTTTACTGGAGAAAATATAAGACCTGATTTTAATTATTGTAATTATTCTTTAACTTTTGATTTTGACGAATATGGTGGGAGAAATATAAGATTACCACTTTGGTTGTTATATATAGATTGGTTCAATGTCAAAGGTTATGGAGATCCAAAAACTTTAATACCCTTAAGTTTTATAAACAAATACATAAAGAAAGAGAAAACAAAATTCTGCGCTTCGGTTTTCAGTAAGCCTATAAGTTTAAGATTTGACGCAATAAACAAAATACAATCTTACAAATCAGTTGATTGTTATGGCAAAATACATCAAAACCATTTACCCGATGGCGAAGATGTAAAACTTGATATTTTATCAAATTATAAATTTAGTATTTGTTTTGAAAATAGCGCATATCCGGGATATTTTACCGAAAAAATACTCCATGCTAAAATAGCTGGTAATATCCCATTATATTATTCGGATAAAAGTTTTTCACAAGATTTTAATGAAAATTGTTGTTTAAATTTAATAAATTATAAAAATTTAGATCATTTTTTAGATCATATTAAACAAATTGATAACGATGATCAAAAATATCTTAACATTTTAAACGAACCATTGTTTAAAAATGAAATAAATTTAAATGATATAAAAGACAAAATACAAAATATACTATTTTGATATTTTTATTACAAAAGATTGACATCCATCCATAGCTAATCCAATAAGTTTTTGATTATACTGTTCACAGAATCTACTAACTGCGGAAGTAACCCCATGACAACTGCCATAATCATGTCCCATTAATAAACCACCATTTTTAATACGGTCTAATGATAAAATTAAATCAGTATAGACCACTTCTTCGGTGTGATCTCCATCAATATATATAGCATCGAAGTAATCATTATACCAATTTTTTAAAAAATTAGCAGAATCCATTCTTATAAGGTGTATGTTTGGTTTATCCATTGCTTGTTTATATAAAGAAATATAAACAGATTCCATACTTTCGACTATTAAATGGTTATTGCCATCTTTATCACCGGAACCATACTCACCCCGCCATATATCAACAAAAAACAAATTGTTAAATTTTGTTTTTTTAATAATTTCCTTTGAAAAATCACCCTTAAACACCCCAATTTCTAATATATTTGAATTTTCTGGAATTAAATTTAATAATTCGCTTCTTGTTTTATAATATTGAATGTCGCTCATATTGTTTATTTAATATTTTTTTTAAAATGTCAATTGATATGTTGTTTTTATATGGTATATATTATTAATATAAAATGATACCTAAAAAAATATATCAAACTTGGGAAACCAAAGATATACCCGATAAAATACAACAAAAAATAAATGAGATGATGGAAGTAAATCCGGAGTATTCTCATGAATTATATGATGATTCGGATAGATTTTTCTTCATTAAAGAAAACTATGGAAAACAAGTAAGTGATGCTTATGAAAGTTTAAATTTAGGTGTAGCTAAAGCTGATTTGTGGAGGTATGCAATTTTATATAAAAATGGAGGTATATATTTGGATTTAGATTCTCAAATATATTCAAATTTAAATTCTCTTATAGATGAAAATGATAAAGCTATCATTTCGAGAGAAGGAAATCCTAATACTTTTGTACAATGGTGTTTGATGTTTGATAAAAATCATCCAATTTTAGAAAATACTCTTAAAAGATGTATATATAATATTTTAAATAAAACTACCGAAAATATATTTAGATTAACTGGTCCAGCTTTATTTTCAGATTCAATTAGAGAGGTATTAGCCCCATTAAACTTAGATATTTATAATACAAGTGATTTAATTATTAATGAAAAGATGAATAATGAAAATTTCTCTAAATTTAAAACTAAATTTTATTCGGTAGATTATAAAAATTATTGTAACTTTAAACATGAATATAATGAAGAATTGTACAAATTTAAACCACATTGGAAAATAGAACAACAGAATACAAGTGTTTTTAAAATAATATGAAAATAGCATATCATGACAACATCTTATCATTAAGAGGAACTACAGTTGCATTATATGATTATGCATATTATTGTAAAAAATTTCTAAACATAGAAGGTGTTATTTTATATAATAAAACATACAATGAAAATAATATCGACGTATATAATAAATTTAAAAATAATGGATTTAATTTATTTTCATATGAAAATAAATCTGAAATAGATAAAATTTTAGAATCTGAAAAATGTGATTCTTTATTTGCTATAAAAGCTGGATCATATGATGGTGTAATATCTAAAAATTATAAAAATTTAATTATGGGAGTCGGGATATGCAATCATCATCATATACACGGAGATAAATTTGCAGTATGCTCAGAGTGGCTTTCTAAAATGTCTAACAATCAAATACCATGCGTTCCCCATATGATATCTTTACCAGAAAATAACGAAGATCTTAGAAGTGAATTAAACATACCAAAAGATGATTTTGTTTATGGTAGAAATGGTGGTAGAGATACTTTTGATATATCTTTTGTAAAAGAAGAAATAATAGATCTTATTAATAAAAATAAAAATGTATGGTTTTTATTTCAAAATACAGATGTATTTTATAATCACGAAAGAATAATATATCTAAACCCATCAGCTGATTTAGAATATAAAGTTAAATTTATTAACACTTGTGATGCTATGTTACATGCTAGATATACCGGAGAGTCTTTTGGTATTTCATGTGGAGAATTTTCAAGTAAAAATAAACCAGTTATAACTTTTATGCATTCTCCGGAACAAAGTCACGTAGAAATATTAAAAGATAAAGGAATTTACTATTCAAATAAAGAAAATATAAGAGATATATTTAATAATTTAGATAAAAATTTTATTAATTCAAAAAATTGGAATGCTTATGAGGATTATACCCCAGATAAAGTAATATCTCGCTTTGAAAACTTTTACTTAAAATGAAAATAGCAGTTTGTTTATCTGGACAACCAAGACATTTAGATTTAGGTATAAAAAATATATTAGATGTATTTTCACAATATAATGTAGATTATTTTGTTCATACGTGGTGGGATGACAATTTTAAAAACCAAAAAAGTAATATTAATGGCGGTAGAAGTTTTGTTTGGAAGGAAAATTCTTTAGAAAAAATAATGAATAAACTATCTCCTAAATTATTATATCATGAAGTTCCAAAAATATTTGAAACGTATGGTGGCGTTAATTACGAAACATTAACACCAAATTCGGTGCATAGTATGTTTTATTCTATAAAAATAGCAAACGAATTAAAAAAAACACATGAAAAATTTAACAATTTTGTTTATGATATTGTTATTAGATGTAGATTTGATATTGAATTTCATTCTTTTAATTTAAATTTAAAAGAATTAGATTATAGTAAAATATATACATATCACACCGGAATAGAACAATTACCAAACGATCAATTTGCAATATCTAATTCTAGTAATATGGATTATTATTCTCAGTTATATGATAATTTAAAATGTTATTATGACGAAGGATTTACTGGATTTATAGGGGAAAGATTATTAAATTATCATTTAAGAAAAAAAAATTTAACTAAGTTTACAAACGATAACGAGCTAATAAATAATATTATAAAAATATGAATATGATAGATTATAAAACATTAATACCAAAAGAAGAAATTGTAATAGTTCAAATAGGATCACATGATGGAATTGTAGGAGAAGAATATGGACTACAAGAAATATTAGATAATCATTCAAATTTTAAATTATTTTTAATTGAACCTATTCCTCAATTTTTTAATAATCTTACTAATGTATATGGTAAATATGGTGAAAAAATTACATATTGCAATTTTGCAATAACAGATATTAACGGTAAAACCAGAATGGTCGAACAGGGGGGAATGTCAAGAATAGATCATAATTATGGAAGTTTAGAAGTTAATTCTTTAGATTGGGATACTTTTTTAAATTTATATAACATAAAAAATATCGATTTACTATTAATCGACTGTGAAGGATATGAATTTAATATATTACAACAGATTAATTATGATAAATGCAGACCAAAAGTAATACGTTATGAGTATATGCATATTGGTGATAAAGAAGGATGTGATAATTTTATCACGTCCAAAAACTATAATATAGATTATTGTATACACGATCATACGTATAATAAAATAGCATATTAGTTCATGAAAGTTGCTCTTTGTTTTTATGGTCAACCTAGATTTATAAATAACTTAAATTCTTATAAATCATATAAAGAATATATATACGGGCAAAGCGACGTAGACGTATTTTCACATTATTGGTTCGATCAAAATGATAATAAGTTTTCAACTTCCGATTGGAGCAGCATTCACGAAAATTATGTATATGAAGATACTGAAAATTTAATTAAATCTTTATATAACCCAGTAAAGTATATCGCAGACTCAAGAAATTTTTTAAAATACGAAGATGTAAAAGATATAGTTAAAAATTTAAATTATTTTAGTGTAAATAATTTTTATAATTTACAATCTCATTTATATTCTTACGAACAAAATTTTAAATTATTATCACAACACATAGAAAATACTAAACAAAAATATGATTTTGTAATAATAAGTAGATATGATTTAAAAATAACAGACTTTCCAAATCTTAATACATTATCTAAAAATAAAGTATATGTAAATGGGTTTGGTGGAAATAATTTCACCGACGCTATTCTTATTTTAGATCCCATTTTTATAAACAGTTTTAATGCATATTCTAAATTTAGAGAGATATCTAATATAACTCCAATTTTTACGTCTGAAGAATACAAAAAACAATGTTTTTTATTAACTAATTCTATTGAGGATTTTTCTTTTATAAAATTAAGAGGAGGATTACTACGAAATCAAACTGATACCGTTGGACAATTTTAAAATATGAGTTTATTCAGTTTAAATAAAATACCAGTATTGTTATCAAGCACATTTGATTGTAAAGATAACGATATATACTACGATTTTGATTTAGATATAGATGAAAATACGGGTGTTATCTTCCAAAAAAATATACCACCACAAAATATTTTGTATAAAAATGCTAGAAATTCAGGAATGGGTAAAGTTTGGGATGAACATTATAATTGTTTTTATAATTTTATTATAAAAAATATAAATTTAAAAAATAAAAACATATGCGAAATAGGTTCGGGGAATGGAGTTTTAGCAAAAAAAATATCTAATCATTATAAAATAACTTGTTATGAACCATCTCCATGTTTTGAATTTAATAATAATTTAATTTTAAAAAAACAATTTTTTAATAAAAATATTACAGAAAAGTATGATATTATAATTTCTTCTCATACATTAGAACATATGGAAAATGTAAATCAATTTTTAATAGATATACATAACAATTTAAATGAAAATGGTTTTATTATTATGTCATTTCCTAATTTTGAAATTGGGTTAATTAAAAATTTTATAAACATTTTTAATACGGAACATATTTCTTATTTTACACCAGATTCAGCTAAGAGAATTTTTAATAAAAATTATTATCAAAATTGCATTCTTGAAGAATATAAAGATCATAGTTTATTCATAATAGGCCAAAAAAATAATAAAAATAATTTTGAAATTAATGAAATTGATATTAAAAAAATTAAAAATTTAATTCAAAATTATGAATTTAATATTTTTAATAAAGTTAATAAAGCAATTCAAATTATTAATCAAAGAGATAAAAATTTGCCATTATATATTTTTGGATGTCACGCCATGACATCTATATTTCTACATATATCAAAAATTAATCATTCGACATTTAATTGTATATTGGATAATGATCCATTAAAAACTAATTCTAGATTATACGGAACCGATTTAAAATGCAAATTACCTAAAGATGTACCTATTGGATATGTTTTATTGAATGGTGCAGCATATCACGATGAAATTAAAAATAAACTAATTAACGATGGATTTAAAATTTTAGAATGGATTTAAAACAATGGTAAAATTAATAGCATTTGATTTAGATGGAGTATTAGTTGAAGCTAAACATATACATTTTGAAGCTTTAAATATAGCTTTATCTGAAGTTGGAAACGAGTACGTTATAACAGAACAAGAACATTTAGGATTGTTTGATGGACTTAAAACTAATCAAAAATTAAATATATTATCAAGTAATAAAAAACTACCAAGAGAAAAACATACTCAAATATGGAATAGAAAACAACAAATAACTTTAGAAAAAATTTTAAATTTAAAAATAAATGAAGAATTAGTTTATTTGTTTAAAAAATTAAAAGAAAAAAATTTTTTAATAGCTTGCTGTTCAAATTCAATTAGAAAATCTGTTTTTGTAATGCTTTCAAAAATAGGAATAATTGAGTATTTTGATTTGATATTATCAAATGAAGATGTTAAAAATTCCAAACCACATCCAGAAATATATTGGAGAGCAATGTCGGAATTATCAGTTTTACCGGAAGAGACATTAATAGTTGAAGATTCACCTCACGGTCTTTTATCTGCTTATAGATCAAAAGCTAATATATTAAGAATTAAAAATCCAAAAGATCTAACATTTGACAAAATAATTAAAATGACTTATAATAATGAAAATTTAAATATGAATATAAAATGGCAAGATGATAAATTAAATGTATTAATACCTATGGCTGGAGCTGGTAGTAGGTTTGAAAAAGCAGGATATACATTCCCCAAACCTTTAATTGAAGTTAGAGGTAAACCTATGATTCAAGTTGTAACGGATTGTTTGAGTATCGATGCTAATTATATATACATAGTACAAAAATCTCATAGAGAAAAATATAATTTAGATGCATTACTTAATTTAATAACTCCAAATTGTAAAATTGTAGAAGTTAATGAATTAACGGAGGGAGCAGCATGTACTACACTTTTAGCGAAAGAATTTATAAATAATGATCAACCTCTTATCATTGCTAATTCCGATCAATATTTAGATTGGAATTCTAGCGAATTTATGTATAAAATGCAAGAACAAGATGTTGACGCGGGAATTCTTACATTTGAATCTACGCATCCTAAATGGTCTTACGCAAAAGTGAATGAAAATGGATACGTAACAGAAGTAGCAGAAAAAAATCCAATTTCTAATATAGCTACAGTAGGTGTTTATTATTGGAAATGTGGAGAAGATTATGTTAAGTATGCAGAAAAAATGATAAATGAAAATATAAGAGTTAATAATGAATTTTATGTCTGTCCGGTATTCAATCAAGCAATACAAGATAATAAAAAAATTAAAACATTTAATATAGAAAAAATGTGGGGGATTGGTACACCAGAAGATCTTGATTATTTTTTAAAAAATCATAAATGATTATTATTTCTCATAGAGGAAACACTAAAGGATCAGATATTTCTATCGAAAACAATCCCAATCACATTAAAAATTTAATATATTCTAATATTTATACTGAAGTTGATGTTTGGTTTATTGATGAAAAATTTTATTTGGGACATGACGCCCCACAATACGAGATCGATTTAAATTTTTTAAAAAATAATTTACTTTGGTGTCATGCAAAAAATTTAAACGCACTTAAACAACTACTAGAACAAAGAATTGTTTGTTTTTGGCATCAGAACGATGATTTTACTTTAACTTCTAATAATTACATTTGGACTTATCCAGATAAACCCATCAACTACTCATCAATTATAGTAGACACTACTCCAAGCTGGCGTAATAAAAATTACAATTGTTATGGTGTGTGTGTTGATTATTTGTAAAATTATATCATAATCGTAAAACATGAAAGTAGCTGTGTGTTTATTTGGTTATCCGAGGCATTATGAATTGGGTTTTAAATGTCATAAAAATTTTTTAGAATCAATTGATTATGATTTTTTTATACATTCATGGTGTGAAGAAAGTTCAACGCAAAATCACATTGAAAAATTGTACAATAATATAAACGATTTATATCGTCCTAAAAAACTAGAAATAGAAAAACAAAAAAATTTTTCAAATTTTTTTGAAAATGATTCAAATTTTAATAAAAAAAATAATATAGATACAGAGTCCATTCATCGATATATTTCTCCAATATACTCGATGTATAAAGTTGGAAATTTACTCGAAGAATATTTATGTGAATATGATGTTGTAATTGTCACAAGAACTGATGTTTTTTGTAATGAAAAATTAAAAAATTTTAATATATACGATTTAAACTGTATATATTCATCATATTGTGAAGGGCACAGGTGGGATATGAGTTTAAATGATGGAATCATTGATGTTAAAATGTTGCTTTCAAATCCAAAAAATATATTGTTTTTAACTAAATTATATGAAAATTTAAAAGAATATAATATTAATAATGAAGTACGATTGTGCCACCATGAGGTATTTGCACATCATCTTAAAAAATTAAATTGTAGTTTTGATATGATTTTTAATGGTGTATCGAATGTGTGGTGGATATTAAGGAACAACAATGTATTATATGGAAATTTAGGAAACTCAAATATGTGCCATTATCCACACATTTTTCAATAATTTTGCAGCATTTAACTTGTTTTATCACTAATATACTATATCATTTCTAATATGAAAAAAGTAAATTTTATTTCAGTAAAAATCAAAAATTTTTTATCAATTGGAAAAGATCCTATTGAACTTTTTTTTCAAAAAGGAATTACGTTAATTACAGGAGAAAATAAAGATAAAGGGGGTAAGAACGGAATAGGTAAAAGTGCCATAAATGATGCAATCTATTGGTGTTTATTTGGAAATACTTTGCGAGAATTAAAAAAAGACAAAATAATTCACAATAAAAGCAAGTCTGATTGTGTTGTAGAGTTAAATTTTTCAGTTGAAACGCAAAATGAAATTAAAAACTATAATTTAATTCGTCATTTAGACCCAGCTAAGATAATTTTAACATGTAATGGTGAAGATATTACACTATCCACAATTCCAAATACGGATGATCTCATAAAACAGATAATAAGTGCAAATGAAGAAGTATTTCAAAATGTGATTATAATGTCTGCCAACAACACCGTGCCATTTATGGCGCAGAAAAAGATTGATAAAAGAAAATTTATCGAGGGTATTCTACAACTTAACATTTTTAGTGAAATGTTAATGAAAATACGAGCAGATTATAACGAAACAAAAAAAGAAAACGATTTAAAAAGTGTTAATTTTATTAATGAACAAAAGATTTTAAGCATTTTACAAGATAATAAGAACAATTTTAATGAGAGTAAGGAAAATAGAATAAATTTAATTAAAAATAAAATTGAATTAAATTTAAAAGAAATACAAACGCTTAAAGACAAAGATATCGCTGATACTAAAACTGCCAAATCCGAATTAGAGTGTTATAGAAATAAAGAAAACGATTTAAACAAATTACAGTCGGAAATAAACCAAGAAATAGTGGATTTGACATCGAGTAAAAAAGAATTTGAAATGAACGCAAGACAAAAAGATTACGAAAAAGATATTCTTTTAAAAAAAGGTACGAAATGTCCAACATGTAATAGAAGTTATTGCACCGACGACCTTGAGCATTTAACAAAGAAAATTGAAATTCTTAAAGATGAAATTAAAATACAAAATACAAATCTTTGGAATACTGAACAAAAAATAAAGCAGAAAAAGGAATTAATTTCAAAACTGTGTAAAAATAAACTCAAAATCCAAAAACTAATAGATGAAACGATTGCTTCAATTCGTGAATCATCATTACATGAAGAAAAAATAATAAATTTTTTAAATAAAAATAAAGATTGCGAGAAAGATATTGAGAATATTAATTCTGAAATTTTTAAAGACGACAAAAAAATAAAAGACATTCAAGATAATATAGAAAAATTAAATAAAGATTTAGAACAAATAAAAATTGAATTAAAAGTTTTAGAAACATCAAAATTGATTGTTTCAGAAGACGGAGTTAAAACCTTTATTGTTAAAAAAATTATAAATGTTTTAAATAACCGTTTAAGTTATTATTTAAATCGTTTAGATGCGCCGTGTAAATGCGTTTTTGATGAAACATTTGAAGAAACTATGTATAACGAACAAGGACAAGAATGTTCGTATCATAATTTCTCCAATGGCGAAAAGAGAAGAATAGATATTGCAATACTCTTTACATTTCAAGACGTTTTACGCTTACATTCTGGAAATCGTTTTTCTTTTAGTTTCTTTGATGAAACTTTAGATGGTTGTTTAGATAAAAAAGGAACCGATAAAATTATTGAGATTTTAAAGGAGAAAGTAGATTCATATGATGAATCCATATATGTCATTTCTCATAAAACAGATACAACTTCTCAAATTGAAAATGTTATATTGTTAGAAAAAACAAATGGAGCAACTAAAATTGTTACTTAAATTTGATTTTTTTAATAATGATGTTAAATTATATGTGTAATATATATGGCATTAAAAATTAAAGAAAATCATGACAATAAAAATCGTATAGTTTTTGAATACAAACCAGTAAAAACGGGGATACCCAATCCACCGCAAGGTATGCCGATAGGTGTACCAACATTTAATTATGTTTCTTTAAATGCTGTACATATACCAAGTCCACCACCAATAGAAATGCCAGAAGCGAATCTACCAAGGGCTATAAATTACTTAGCAGATTACGGTGGATGTGGATACTGGAGAATGTTGTGGCCCGAATACCTTTTAAACGTTCAACAAAAAGCGTGTATCAGTAGTTTAACTTGTATGGTTCTTGACGGTAGATTTTATCAAAATATAAAATGTATTAGAATGCAAAGACAAGCAACTCCAACCCAAAATATGTTTATTAAGGAGTTGAGAAAACTTAGTAGTGAATTTAAATTTAAACTATTGTACGAGGTCGATGATATCGTTTTTAAGAACGATATTCCAGACTATAATAGATGCAAAGATGCATTTGTTTCTCAAGAAATTATAGATAGTATTATGGAAATTATGGGTATGATGGATGAAATAACAGTTACTTGTAATTTCATGAAAGAATATTATCAAAATAAAACTGGAAACAAAAAAATAACGGTTATTCCAAACTATGCTCCAAAATTTTGGATCGATAGATTCTATAATAGAGCAAAAATCGAAGAATTATATGACAAAAACAAAAAAAGACCAAGAATTTTATATTCCGGTTCTGGAACACATGTCGATGTTCTAAATAGAACTGGTCTTAATGATGATTTTAAACATATAACCGATGAAATAATCAAGGCTCGTAAAAAATTCAAATTTGTATGGAAAGGATGCTATCCTTTAGTGTTAAAACCATATATTGATAACGGAGAAATGGAACATCTCGGATGGTCATCATTACAAGACTACCCTCAAGATTTATTTAACACAAATTGTAATGCTGTTTTTGCATCATTACAGGATAATACATTTAATAAATCAAAATCTAACATCAAAATGATTGAATCTGGTGCATTGGGTATACCGGGAGCATTCCAAGATATGTGTACATATGAAAGTGCAGATGTTAAATTTAAATCTGGAAATGATTTAATAAATCAACTGGAACATATAACATCAGACTTTGATAGATATATGGATTATTCGGATAAGTCTAGAAAATACGTCGAAACTATGTGGTTAGAGGATCATTTACAAGAGTATGAAGCTCTTTACACAACCGATTGGGGTTCTAAAGAAAGAAATGAGATGTGTCCGGAAATCATTAGGTTGAATCCAGATCAAAAAATTTAAAATAATTGACCAATATGGAATATTGTGATAATATTTCAATATGGCATATCGCAATATTTTTTATGATTATAAAAACTCTACAATCCATTTATGGACGTGGGATCAATTTGGTCAAAGACTTAAACTAGAAACATCGTTTGAGCCTTTTCTTTATGTGGAAGAAAATAAAGCAACCGATGCTGTATCTATTTTCAATACATCTCTTAAAAAATTAAAGTTTAATAATAATTTTGATCGGATGCGTTTCGTAAAAGATACGCCGTTAAAGCGTTTATTTTATAATTTAAACGTAGAACAGCAATTTTTATTGGAGACATATAAAAATGAGGTGGACAAACCAGATTTTGGTACACAAAATCTTAAAATATTTTACTTGGATATTGAAACATATGCAACTGATAAGTTTTCTACACCAGAAGAGGCATCAGATCCAATTAATCTCATAACTATATATGATTCTTTGTCCGAACGATTCTATACATGGGGCTGTGGTAATTATTCCACATTAGATGAAAGCGTTACATATATAAAATGCAAAAACGAAGAAGATTTGCTTAAAAGTTTTGTAAAATTCTGGAGAAAAGATCCACCAGATCTCGTCACTGGTTGGAATATACATGGATACGATATTCCATATATAATGAACAGATTAACCGTTGTTTTTGATGATCAATATCAAAAAAAACTTTCACCGATTGATAAAATCGAATTTAGAGAAAAATTTTCTGTAAATAAACTGGGTCGTCAGATTGATAGATGGTTTATCAAGGGAGTTAGCATTATTGATTATATGGAATTATATGAATCTCTTTGCGGTGGTAAAAGAGAGTCAATGTCTTTGAATTATATTGCGGAATATGAGCTTGAAGAATCAAAAATAGCAATTACCACAACATCATTATCAAAATTAGCAGATACAGACTGGTTTACGTTTGTAGATTACAACATCCAAGACGTTAGACTGTTGGTTAATCTCGAAAACAAGTTAAAATATTTAAAATTAGTCAGAAATCTTGCGTATCGTGGATTTATTCCTCTTGAAAAGTCTATGGGAAAGGTTGCAATGATCACTGGTGCAGTTGCAAGACAAGCATTGATTGAAAATAAGATCATTCCGACATTTAATAGTGAAAAAATAAAACAAAATTTTGAAGGTGGTTTTGTTTATGAGCCAATAAAGGGATTATATGAAGATGTGGTCACTTATGACGCAAACAGTCTATATCCAAACACAATAATTACATTAAACATTTCACCGGAAACAAAAATAGGAAAGATTTTAAAAAGAGATGAAACGAATGTGTTAGTTCAATTGACAACAAACAAAGAAATAACATTAACAAGAGAGAATTTTGAAAAAATAATTCAATCTGAGAAGTTATGTATTACAAAATCTAATGTCTTGTACACTCAAAAGTTTAAAGGCATAGTTCCAACATTAATTGACAAGTTATACGCAGAAAGAGTCGCCGCTAAGAATAGAACGCTCGACTGTAAAAAGAAATTACAAAAAACCAATGATCCCGAAGAAGTAAAACAGTTAACGGAACAAGCAAACGACAATAATACACTGTCTGATGTGTATAAAGTGTTTTTAAATTCTATTTATGGTGCATTTTCTAATATATATTCTCCGTTATTTGATATAGATCATGCCGAAAGTGTAACACTATCTGGTCAATCTGTAGTTAAAAAGGCTGCTGATTTGTTTTATGACAATGCCATATCCGATGGATTCACTGGAAAATTGGAAGATATCTTAATATATCAAGATACAGATTCTTGTTTCTTTTCTTTCAAGAATATTCTAATTAATAAGAACATTAAACTTGTTGAAGATTCTAAAATAACAAAAGACGCTCATAATATCATTGATGAATATGGAAAAATTTTAAATAAAAGAATAAATGAATGGGCAACTTCCGAGTTTAGATCGATAGATCCTAGATACGTCTTCAAAAGAGAAAAAATATGTGATGTAGCTCTGCTGCAAGCTAAAAAAATGTATATATTACATATTTTAGACAAAGAAGGAACACCATCAAATGATTTTGAATATAAAGGAATGGAAGTAGCCAAAGCTACGCTCTCAAAACAAGTTAAATTGTTGATTAGAGACGTAATTGAATCCGCTTTAATGTCTAAAGAAAGGAAAATGGCAACAACTATATTCCAAGACGGATATGAAAAATATTGTAAAATGAGTGTTGAAGAAATTTCAACAAGAAAAAAAGTAAACAATTACGAAAAATATGAAGATATGATTGACGTGGATGGTAACTTCGGCAAAGCCACTCCGATTCATGTTAAAAGTTCTATAAATTTTAATGAAGCATTAAAAAAAGTAAAAATAGATAGTAAATATCCAATAATTACGAGTGGTACAAAAATAAAATTCTTTTATTGTCAAAAAAATATATTTGATTATAAGACCATTGGGTTTATTGATTACTATCCAACGGAATTATTGGAGATTGTCAAACCAGATTATCGATTTATGTTTGAAAAGAATGTAATTCCCGTCATTTCTTCAATATTTCAAATTGTCGGGTGGCCAATACCAGCAATTGGTTGTGAAGAAGTTACAGATTTAATCAAATTATTTTCAAAAAAATAAAAAAACATATTGAAAATAAAATATTTTATATTAAATTAATAATGTATGAGTGATACAACAACAACAACAACAAAAACAACAAAATTAATAACATTCCTAGATACAATCGGTAGAACTATCTTAGGCGAAGTAACAACATCAAGCGATGAAACTGAATTGGGTGTAAAAAATCCAGTCATTTTACAAGTAATACAAACGGATCAGTCTGGTCGTATGTCAGTTCAACTATTACCAATCTTTTTCAGAGAGTTTTTATCCGATAAAACGGGTGATTATGTTTTTCATTTTAAGAAAAATAACATAACAACTTCGCATATTGATGCATTGGACTTTAGATTGCAAGCCCAATACGAGCAAATGTTCAATAAGAACAATGCATTTGTAGCCCCACAGCCGCAACAACCGGATAACTCGCAATCTGTGATTAACCTATTCGACGAATAGAATAATTGCTAAAAAAACAAACATTAAAACCCACACTTAAAGTGTGGGTTTTTTTTGACATTGTAATAATTTTTGATAATATATTGTCATGGCTAAAAACAAAAAAGAAAACGAAGAAGTTGAAGAAATTGGAACAATTGATGACGCATTTAAAGTTTTGGAAGATTTAAATCCAAACGCTGCGTTTTTGGATGAAAGTACATTATCAAACGTAAAAGAATGGGTTGATACTGGATCATATGCTTTAAATGCAATTATCTCCGGATCTCTTTATGGGGGAGTTCCTGTCGGTAGAATTACTGGATTCGTGGGTCCATCTGCTACCGGAAAAACTCTTATGATGAATAAGATCATGGCAAATGCGCAAAAGAAGGGAATGCATACGGTTTATTTTGATTCAGAATCAGCACTAGATCATAGAACTGCTGAAAATCTAGGATGTGATCCTAAAAAAATAAAACATTGCCCAATTGAAATTATCGAAGATTGTAGAAATCAAATTGTAAAATTTTTGGATACTGTAGTAGAAAAAAAACTACAAGGAAAGGTTATGATAGTAATAGACTCTCTTGGAAATCTTATATCTTCAAGAGAAGCCAAGGTAATTCAAGATGGTAAAGATTCAGCAGATATGGGTGCAAAAGCGGTTGCAGTAAAATCTATGCTTAGAGCAGTAACACACTCAGCAGCAAAGGCAAATTGCTTAGTGTTATTCAGCAATCACGTATATGATAACCCAGGAGCATTGTATCCAACTTTGATTAAAAGCCAAGCTGGTGGTTCTGGACCATTATATATGTCCAGTGTCATTGTCCAACTATCAACAAAACAAGAAAGGGTTGGCAGTTCTGATAATAAAAATGCAACAGATGACGTAACTCCGATTTCAAAAAATGTAAATGGACTGTCATTGAGAGCAGTTACTACCAAAAATAGATTCATCCCATCATTTTTAGAAACTGAATTATATTTGAACTTCAAAACAGGATTAAATCGCTATTCTGGTTTGCTTGAAATGGCAGAAGGATATAAAGTAATCACAAAACAAGGACATAGATATGTCTTGGGTGAAGAAGTTCTTGGGTTTTATAAAGACTGGAGAGATAAACAAGATGTTTGGGATAAAATTCTTCCAAAATTAGAGGAAATTTTACAACAAGAATTAAAATTTGGAAAAGAATCTTAATTTTTACCTTGTAGTTTTATCGAAAACGCGTAAAATCTCTTTTAGATGACAAAAAAAGATACACTTTCTCTTGATTTGGATTATTTCGAAAGAATAATCATATATAATGCGCTAACAGATCAATATTATCTGGAAACTATATTAGAATTTGTTGATCCGGATTTCTTCAAGGATAAAAGAATACAAATAATTTTTAAAATATTAAAAAATTTTTACAATCAGCATAAAGTAATACCGAATACAACAGAATTAAAAGCATATTTAATCACTCCCGAACAAAAAGAAGCATTAAAAGAACTTGCAATATCATTCAACGCTATTGATAAATCATATAATAAAGATCTTTTAATAAAAAATACTGAAAAATTTTTAAGAGAAAAGTCAGTAATTTCTACTGTGATGGAAACAACCATCGATGCACAATCTGGAAATATGGATAGTGCATCAATTCTTAAAAAATTCGAAAGAGCTTGTAGTATATCATTAATAGATGATATTGGTTTTGATTATTTGGAGGAAATTGATAAACACTGTGAAGACTTGAATAAAGTATTTAATACACTTTCAACTGGGTGGAAATGGTTAGATACCCAAATTGGCGGTGGATTCATGTCAGAAGGTAGAGCTTTATATGTTTTCTTCGGCGTTACCAATGTCGGCAAGTCTATATTTTTAGGGAACATTGGAACTAATATTTTAAATCAAGACAAAACAGTTGTATTAATTTCTTTGGAAATGCCAGAACAAGTTTATGCAAAACGCATATCCGCTCAGTTATCAAAGATACCATGTGATGATTTGAAATTACAGACAAGTTCTCTTAGAAAATTTGTAAACGAATATAAAGTTAAAAATAAAAATTCTAAATTAATTGTTAAAGAATTTCCACCAAAATCAGTAACAGTATTAAATATCAAATCATATATAAACAAACTGATAAAAAATGGAATTAAACCGGATGCTATAATTATTGATTATATAAATCTCATAGCACCATCAGAAAACGGTTTGAGTTCATATGAATCAATTAAACAGATAACAGAAAATCTTAGAGCATTATCTTACGATTTTTCATGTCCAATAATTTCCGCGACTCAAAGTAACAGGTCTGGATATGGTGATAGTGCGCCAAAATTGGAAGCAACGAGTGAATCTATGGGACTAAGCCATACCGTTGACGTTCAAATGTCCATATGGACCGAGGAAGGAGATTCGGATTTGGGCATAATCCATTTAGGAGTTGAAAAAAATAGATTTGGTCCAAGAGAAGTTTATACACATTTAAATATCGATTATCCAACACTATCATTAACAGAACCGGACGATTTAGATCCAACATTACCAACTAAAAAATCTCCGCAAAAATTAACACCTGATGTTCAGGATAATACTCAAGAATATTCAAATGTTGTAGATACTTTTAGTATGTTTGAAACATTAAAAAGCTAGTTGTATTTTTAAAGGTTTTGCATAAATATCAATATGCAAAATAAAGTTTACCAAGTTTTTACGCATAAAGATTTGGATGGTGCTGGTAGTTTACTCGCGTTTTTGTGGGCAAATCCAGATGCACAAATAACATATAAAGAAGTTACAAATTTACAAACAGATAAAATAAAAGAGTTTGTAAAAAACACATTTAATTTGCCAAGTACTTTAATTTTTGATTTGGGATTAAGAGATGATTTTTTGCCAGATCTAGATCACGAAAAAATAACATTTATAGATCACCATATAAAAACTGAAAATTTCTTAAAAAAATTTAAGAAATCAAAAATTATATATGAAAATTTAAAATCTAATGTTTTGTTGGTTAGAAAATTGTTTAAGAAAGATGAATACCCATTAACGGAAGAACAAAAAAAATTAATATTATATATTAATGATTTTGAATCAGACGAAAACGTTTTTGAAAAATCATATAACTTAAACATTTTATTTTGGACATATTTTAAAAATAATTTCAACGGGTTTATTAATTTTTATAAAAATGGATTTGTGGAATTTAGCGATTCGCAATTAAAAATGATAAAATCTGCAAAAAATAATGCAAATGAACAAGCCAACAAATTAAAATGTTTTAAAGGGGAAATTATAATAGAGGGTAATCTTAAAAATATATTGGCGGTTACTACCGAATCTTTCAATAATTTGGTAGATGATATTTTGATAAAAAGATACAATCCAGATATTTATTTTAATATAAATATTTTATCCGAAAAAATAGCAATGAAACAACTTAAAAATAAACAAGAAATAAATTTATTATCATTTTGTAAGAAATATTGCGATGGTGATGGTAATAATAAAACCTGCAAAGGAAGAATGACGCCATTATTTATGGAGTTGACAAAAAACTTTAAACCATTATGATAATAACATCTTCACAACAACTAGAAGACATAACAAACCCGTCAAATGCCATAAATGTGGACGAATTTGAACAGATAACATTAAAATTTGCATCATTTATTTGTATTTCAACTGGTAAAAAGATGAATTATTTAAATTTTTTAAAATTTTTGATTGAAGATAAAAACGCACAAGCAATTTATTTTGCTTTACTTGGAGATAATAATTTACAAAACATAATCAAAGTATATTTAACATGTACACCTAATATTTATAAAAAAATGTTTAGGGCAAAACACTATCAAAAATGATACAATTATCAGATTCAGAAAAAATAATATACAATTTATATTTAAAACATTCTAGAAAAGGACAAGGATACAGATTAAGGAAGGATTTTTCAGATCTAGACCAAGATATTTGCACGTCTGTTGCAAAAATAACAAAGTTCTTAAACTCATATAGCCACATAGATTGGAATGAGTTTTTTGAATCATATGGGGAATTACACCCAAATGAAAAATATCCAAATATAAATTTTTTTACATCAAGACTTGCTATTAAAAATTATTCTTTATATAAAAAACAAAAAGAATCAAGAGATCCAGAAAAACAATTTGATGAGATTAAATCTAGTATGCGTTTTATTGGTTTATTTTGCATAGAAAATAAAATAGAACTGAAAAAATATTTATTCCATAAAACAGGATATATGTATTCTTGGATGAATCATTATAGAGAACACCGAATAAATCCATATGCATTGATGGAACTTGGTGACATTGTATCAATTTTAGACAATATCGAAAGCGATGTTAAAATGTTATTTGCTTCAAATTTGGATAAAAATTTAATTGCATTCAAAACAAGATATCAAAATTCCGATAAAACTAAAAATTACGTCAAACAATTGACAGCAACAATAGAAAATTTTGTTAAAAAAGAATTGACTAATTCAAAATAATTGATATTCTTTTATAGAAACTATGAGTAATAAATACAACGAAAGTCTCTTTGATTCGCTCAAAGACGCATTAACAACAAAAACAACAACAGAATCATCATTTAAGGATTTCCTTAAATGTGAACCTGATAAGACATACGTGGTACGTCTCTTGCCAAATCTTGAAGATGGTAAGAAGATTAGATTCCATTACTGGCAGCATATTTTTGATAGCTGTGTAACTGGTAAAAAGATTTCAGTTCTATGTCCGAATACATATGGGGAAAAATGCCCAATCGATGAATATAGATCAAAAGTTTGGGCTTCCAAGAACGAAGCTTTGATCAATCAATCAAAGCCTCTAAAGAAGACTGAAAAGTGGCTTTATAATGTTTACGTTATCAAGGATCCATCCAACCCTTCAAATGAAGGTCAGGTTAAAATTCTTAATGCTGGAACTCAGCTACAAAAGGTCATCCAGTCGGCAATCGACGGGGATGATTCACAAGAATTCGGTTTTAGAATTTTTGATCTATCCGAAAAGGGATGCAATCTTAGGATTAAAGTTGAGAAGAATGACGGTGGTTATCCACAATATACAAGTTCAAAATTTTTATCACCTTCAAAAATCGAAGGACTAGTAGACGCTGATGATGTATACGAGTCGATCAAGCCACTTGATACAATTTTTCAAAGAAAAACATACAATGAAATTAAAGAGTTGCTGGATGTACACTTCTTTGGAAAAGAAACCGAACCAACTAATCAAATTGAAGATTCGGATGATGATTATGTAATTGAAAACGTAGTCGAAAATAATACAGATGTCACCAAAAGCGATGATGACGCCCTAACAGATCAGGAAAAGAGAATGCAGGATATATTAAAGGATCTTTAATATATGATGAATCCAGCTATAGAAAATCTAGAAGCTGCAAAATTGGCATCAATGATCGGTTCACAGCTAAAAGCTGTGGACCGATTAGCAATAGATAGACCAAACATACCAGCAAATAGAATAAATATTAACCAATTTGTTGCATCGGTTACAAATCCAAATATTTTACCATCCAATAAATTCGATAATACTCCTTTCGGCTATGCAAAACCATTACCGGAAGAAATAATTCAACAAATGGTTCCGGATGCAGTTCCTGCGTATAAACCACCGGAAAACCTTCAATCTATTGGATCGATTAGAATTGAGCCAATTCAAGAAAACACAAATACCGTTCAGAATAATGTAAGCGTACAACAACCGCAAAAACACCAAAAAGAAAAACCAGTACATACTACACAGTATAGTAATCTTGAAAATGATATAGGTAGTATTAAAAATTCGTTAAAAAATATTAGCAAAACTCTTTCCGATATGTTAGTCTTGTTTAGACAACAGATAAAAGAAGATAATGAGTAAAACGATTAAAATACAAAAAAATTCCTTACATAAATTATTAAAACCAGTAAACAGAATAACCGAAAGCTGTGTAATTAGATCAGGTTTAAATAATATCTATACTGTTTGCTCATCCAGCGACAATAGTGTTATTTTATATGCTAAGACTGATACATCTGATCAGTTAGACAATGTAAAATTTAATTTAATTAACATTAAAAAATTTTTAAATGGGCTGGACTGCTTGGGTGATCTTGGTGAATTTAGCATGGTTTATGACACAAACAGCATCACTTGTAATAGTATCGATGACTCTAATGGAGAAAATACATATTTTAAATATCATTTAGTGGATGACAATATCATTAAAGAGTCTCCGATTGATGTAGAATATATTGCTACGTTAAAATTTGATACAATTTTTGAAATACCATCTTCAAAAATAAAACAAATCATGTCTGCATATTCTTATGTTGATAACGTAAATAAAATTTACTTTTATACGAAGGATGGAAAAGTACATGCGGAAATAAATGATAAAACTATGCAAAACATTGATAATGTATCATTAACCGTTTCGTCTAATTACGATGGAGATGAAATATTGATACCACTATCATTGAAAATAGAAATATTTAAAAGTTTATCTTTAACGAAAAATTCTATAAAGGTTAAATTGAATAATGAACATAAAGTTTTCATATTTCAAACTCAAGAAGATGAGAATACCGAATTAAAATATATAATTTCAGCACTTGTTAAATAAAAAAAAATAATAAATTATATATATATGGCTAAAAATAAATTAACAACATGTAGTTACTTCATAAAAAGACTTAGAGATTGTGGTTATGTAACTAATAAAGTATATTCAGATTTCTCAGATTCGGATGCAAGGTCTTGGATGGTTGTGGTTGATCCAAAAGAAACGTCTGTATTTATAACATGCTATAATAATTTAAGTTTTTTTGGTGAAGAATTTTTTGAATTACATGATGGAGGTCAATTTATACCTGATCGCTTTAAATTAAAGACAAGTTCTATTGAAATTGTCATCGAATATCTATCAAAGTATAACATTAATAACAAGTATTCACGGAATAAATAAATGAAAAACAATAAAAAGAGTAAATCATTTAATTGTGATACAAAGACAAATAATTTATCTACTGCAAATTTAGAAGTTCCCATAAAGTGTAAACTCACTAAAAAAGAAATAGAAGAAACAAATGAAAAAGTTTACGAGGCAATAAATAAAATTGAATTGAAAAAAGCATTAGAAACTTATTTAAAACAGCAAAATCAATATAAACAAACCGAAATGAGAGACTTTGGTATTTTAAAATCTATTATTTCAGAATATCTTGATTCTTTTATTGTTTTTGGGTATAATCTACATGGTGAAAGGGTTATAATTCAAAATTACCCAAGATCAAAAGATCGAGATGCTATAATGGAGTTTTTAAAAATAATTTTCTTTAAACAACAACAAGACAATTTTTTAGACGATTAAAATATGACAGACGAAGAATTTTATTGTAAAAGTCCATTATTAAATTCCAGTTTATTTCCAGTTGGAACTGGAAGACTCTTGAATTCCACTTATAGTATATTGCCATTTCTATGTGATTTGTTAAAGGTTGCAAACGACGAAACCGTAAGTCCCGTTTTAGTCGAACCTCCAGAGTTCGATATTTCTCCATTCGTAGATTTTTCTGGATTAAATGGCGTTGGAGATCCAAGAGTTTCGCTGGGAGTCACCACAACCGAGACATTAAAACGTTTTTTACCTAGAATTATAACACAGACAGAAGTCCTACAGTCTGGCGGTTCGAGATTAATAGATACATATATATGCGATCAAGATGGAAATCCAATAAAACAATCAACAACTGTTAATGCGTTAAATTCCACGTCTTACAAATATGGAAATATGAACATCCCCTTAAATAATCAATCATCGGAAGATTTGATGAAACAATTAACAGGAGAAGAAATTGATAATTTTGTAAACAATTTCATTTTAAATGAAAAACTAAAAGACGCCGAAGCTTTTGTTAAATTTATAAAGGCGTATTATCCAAATTGGAGTCCAGAGATAGTAAGTTATGATCAATTGGGAGTATGTGTAGTCAAATTACAAGATGTAAGCAAAACTAAACAACGATATTTAAAATATTACGATGATGTTAAAAAAAATGTTGCATGTTTACTTGGTAAAAATGAAATAACTATTAATTCAAATATAACTACAGTAGATAATAATGGTTTATTGTCTGCATTTTCCGATATAATACCAAATTACATAAATGTAATGTCAGAGAAAGCTTTGCAAGATAAATTATACGCTAAGTTAGAAAATCAAAATTCCGCAACCAACACATCATCATATAACCAGATATTTCAACAGTTTAATGATCCGGAATTTAGGAAAAATAATACCCCTGAAAGTATTAATAAAATAATATCAGATATAACTACCCCCAAAACGACACAAAAAACTTCAACTATAAAAGTTGAAAGTTGTTAATCACAATCAACCGGATTGAATGTTGGTGGTGGATTCAACGTTCCATCCTCATTAAATTTATAATTTCCAGTTTCTGGTGTTAGATTTACATAGTTTTCACCGTTATATGGATCGCCTGTAATGTTATAATTTTTATTTCTTTTATTTTTGTAATTAGCAACCCTAGACGAAACAAATGCTGCCCCGCCGCCGCCACAGGATGACAAATCTCCTAATGATTTAGGTCCGGGTGCCACCCCCATACCCTTTGCTTTTGCGGGAGTTGGTACATGACTTGGGCTTGGTCGAGTTCCCTTAGATGCCGCCGCATTATCATGACCATCAAACGCTGGAACTGTATGTTCATGTGAGTGATTATCACCGGGATTTCCATGATTGTGTGGAAAATTATATATCGGTAAACACTCAGGCACAACAATTCCGGTCATCGTTCCCGTTGGACCTCCTACAATTACTTTTAATGGAGTATTAGTAAAATAACCCCATGCAAATCCATATCCAGTGGGTAAACCACAATTATCAACTGGAACTTTTAACATTGCACTGGAATATGTATTTTTTACTTTTCTTATAACTTCTCGAACATCCAACCATTGAAAAGACAATGTATTATATAATTCATGCCCTATTGCTTTAATCGCAGTATCATATGTATCCAATAATGTCGCCTGTTGGGTTGTTGGATTATTCCAAGTTGCATTAGAATGAACTTGATTTGAACTTCCACAGGTCGTTGTATCTAATCTTTCGGATGGACAGTGTAAATGCGTACAATATAATGAACCATCCATCACTATAGACCCTTTTAGTGCTAAATCTCCCGCAACGCTTAATTTACCACTCACCATTGTATCATCAGAATCAATTCTAACGCCACTATCACCGGAACGATCTTTTGCGTCGATTATTACATTTTTACCCTTTAATGTTGTTTTATTATTAGAACATAATGTAAGTTCCCCCTCATTGGCATGAATAGAGGTAACGGAAGAATTTATTTGTGTCTTTCCAGATGTATGAATATCTATTCCGGGAGATCCCGCAGTAACAGTTAATTTGTTTGAAACATCAATCATTAAACTTCCGGGGTTTATCAATGGATCAGAATGTATAGCTTGTTTACAATTTCCTTTAGTTGATAATCTCAAACCATGACTTGCATTTGTAGCACTCACAAACCCAAAAGGTACCGTCGTATGATCTTTTAAAACAACAGTAGGTGAATCATTTTTTGCAGTTCCAACTCTCCATACAACATCACCCATGTCAGAATTAACTTTAGACCCACCACTTTCTAATGCCTTTTGATGTTTAGCCAATTCATCTTTTTTTTCATTTAATTTTTGAGCAGCCTTTTCATTTCCAGCTTGTATTGATGTAATTGGTGATTTAACATTTCCTTTTACACATCCGGGGCTACCGCAACCTTGACCACCATTTAATGATGCATTAGACGATGTTGATAAAAACGGAACAATCAACATATTAACATATTTTTGTATTTTCCTTAATGGAAATGGAAAATTTGGAATATGAACTTCCACATAATTAAAAATCTTATCAGATAATTGTTGCGCCCTAGCGGTTAAAAATTTTTGTTTACACGTTGGACATGGAATTGGAGTACCTTCTGTTTCTTTTATAGTATCTAATTTAGCTTTATCTATTTCTTTTGTTGTTTGTTGTAATTGTTTAGCTGCTTCGGTGTGTTTTTTTGACTGTTTACCGTTTTGGACTGTATGATTTCCTTGTATATATTCATGTTTATCGCCACCATAAACATATTGCATATCACCTTTAACCGAAAAAAACATATTCTGACCAGCAACTAAACATAAATCAGATGCAGCTTTAATTGTGATGGTGCCACCTATAAATTGAATTAGACTTTTGAATTTATCTTGTAACAAAACATAAGACCTATCATCTGGTATCAATGAACCATGTTCATCAACCTTAATATTCGTTATCATTGATAACACACCAGCTTCGGTTGCAATCGTATTTGATTGTTGTGATCCATTTTTATCATATTGTGGATGTTTTTGTGGCATAATATTATATATAATTATTAAAATTTAAAATAAATCAAATTAAGAAACTGCTAATGTGTTTGATGGTTCATATGCATTTGCAAAATAAACTGGATTTTGTGGATTTTCCGCTTGAAAAAATACCCAAACTTTAGAACCAATTGCTGGTGTTGAAAAAAAACCCATGGGTCCACCCACTCTTCCGGAATTGATAGAACCCGTTGCGGTTATACCCAAAGACGAAATTCTCATTACATTTTGACCACCTCCAGTATCTTGTTGTGTTAAATTTGTTAAATCCGTTCCAGAAAAAACAGACGCAGCATTTATAGCTGCTACTTTTCTCCATTCATAATTTGCAGTAGCAGCAGTTGCAGTTGGTAATAAATATCCTTTAGTAAAAGATTCAGCAGCAGTTTCTATGTTTGGTAAATTTTTTAAAGTTTCGAAACCACCGCGTCTTTGACTAGATCCGACAAAATATTCTTCTTGGAATAAAGCTTCAACTTGTGTTTGTATTGAAATACCGCCAGATTCTATTGTTTCGGGTGGATTTTTAGATGCGGCATATGATTTCATTCTATCTAAAATGTCTCGATTTTCTCCAAGTAAACCATAACCAATTCCACCGTCATGAACTGTATTACTATTAAACGATGATTCTTGTGCCATATTACCAACTAATGCAGAAGCAACTATATTAGCTTGAACATCGTTAGCTCCTCTTTTTTTTGATTCGGCAAACGCAGTCCTGTATGCAACACCAGCATTTTGTGCTTGTGCAGAGTTTAATCCTAATGCGGTTTTAATTTTATCAATATTGTTGGCATCAACTGAATTTGGATATATGGGTGCAGTTGAGCCATCATTTATTGCATCTTTATTATTAATACCATCTGTCAATTGGCGAGTGGGTTGCGTTTGTGCTACATCAACTGCTTCATTTGTGTTATTAGGTGTTGATGAATTTGAAGCCAATGCGCCACCCTTCCACTGCGAACTAAATGAGTTAAACCAATCCGGTGAACCAGCTAAACCAGAACGCTCAGGACCAAATGTAGTTTTTCCGTTTTTATTGATCCCAATGTGTATATGATCACCCTCCCAACCTATTTCAGAAGCAGCACCAGTAGTCGCCCACCATTCTACTATTTTTTGCTGCTCGGTTGGATCTTTGGGCATTCTTATATCAATTGCATTACCGGAATAATGTAAACTATTTTGACTATGTTGACCATCGGTTGTACTCGTTATGATCGCATTCGGAAAATAAGAAGCAAATGCACCAATTCGATCTTTCATTCCACTAGAAAGACCCTCTGGGTTTACACCACTCTTAAAATTTGCCTTTCCAGTTGCTCCCGAATATGAAAACGCTTGATCTGTTGGTATCGGAACCGCTGATCCGGTTGATTCATTTACTGGCGCACCAGTTCCACCACCCCAACATGGAACAGCCGCTTCCGCCCAAGGTAAAACTGATAATAATCTTTCTTTAACGTCTCCACTAAATACACTATCAGTAAAACTTCTAAATGATATATCTTCTGCCTTTTCGTTCCAGTTTTTATATAGAGTTGTAGATATGTGGGGTATAAATACTTGAACTCTACCTCTATTTTCAGGATCTTGTGTATTAACAACAATCCCTAAATGATTACCGGATACCTTGTGCATAATTAATCTTCTTCGGCTTGAACTTCTGGTTTATTTCCATTAAATATTTTACCGACACTTGTTTTAACACTTCCAACGAACTTACCAACGCCATCTGATATTTCAGATGCAGCTAAAGACGCTTCTTTCGTTTGTTCTCCCAATATTTTAAAATCTTCTTTTAAATTTGCTCCAATATTTCCAGGGGAAATTGGATTACCATAAACATCTTCTCTATTACTATTATATACATTTGGTCCCAAGGAAGCCTGTGTTTGTGGAAAGAATGAAGCACCCTTTCCATATCTATCATAAATAGCACTTGCCTTTGTCAATATATTCCCAAGTGGGGTAACACTTGCATACTGTGGTCCAAATTTATCAACTAATGCACCCATTAAATTACCTTGTAATGCTGTTGCAACATATGCGTAACCAAAATTTGATAATTGATCGGATAAATAACCGCCCGGATCTTGACCAATTTGATTTACAGTGTCAATAATCTTATTAACTTCTGGTGGAAAATAAGCAGACACGGTACTAAATGGATTAGAAACTAAAGTAGAAGCACTATTAACAAAATTTTGAGTTATATTTAAATAATTCATTAAAGGTCCGGACATATTGAACAACGATGTAAAAAAGTTTACATCATCCAAAATACACTGCATGGTATCTAATATTAAACATATTAAATCCAATGGTATTATTTTATTTATTGCATATAAAACCGTCTGTTGTATTTCATTCATTATTCCATTTACATATGCATAAACCTGTTGAACATAAAATATAATACCATTATAAATGTCATTTATTATAGCCTGAAAGGTTTCTACTACACCATTTATCGCAGCTACCAATCTACCAACAGAACTAAATGAACCTTTTGGCATTGATAAATACGAACGAGTTCTTATCATATTGCAGAATTTTTCTAAATTTTCTACTGCATCTGGATGGATTTTATTCAATAGATTTTCGACTAAACTTGGTGTGTTTTTAGTTGGTCCAGTAATTGGATTATTCGACATATTATCTGCATTGACTTCGGTTGCTCCCAATTTTCCAACTTCTTCAAAACAACCTTTTTGCCATGCCGGTGTTTTTTTCAATGCTTCATGTAATAATGGTTGTTTAGCCATTTTATAAAAATCATTTATAAATGCTTGATCTATTACATATCTTTCATGTCCTTGCGAACTGGAAGATAATGTTTTATTATCAAATCCATATACAAGTAAACATAATAACAAGTAATATTTGTTTATGTTCATATCACTAAATTGGTGTTTAATTCTTGCAAGTTCCCCATTAAATAAATACGGATAAAGGGTTAAATTTGTTTGTTTTTCTAAATCTTTTATTGAAGCTTTTTCTATTTTTTTATCCTTATCTACAACTGGGGTTGCTTTTCTAACTTCTGGATTTTCTGCTAATTTCTGTTGTCCGGTTGTTTGGGGGTTTGTTGCAGCATTTGTCGTTGGGTTTACAGTAATTGTTAAATCCGTATTATTAAATCCCTTCAATGCTAAATTATTTGCAGCTTCAATGCTATTAAGAGAATTAACTTGTGTCATCACATTAGCAACATTATCAGTCATGCGATTTACTGTAATTTGTGATGATTCTACAAATAATGGCGTTGAATTATTATTACTAATAACTGCTGTCTGTATTGCTGAACTTTGTAATTTACTTTGTCCAACAAACCCACTAGAACCGCTATTCTTTGCTGTCTGTTGATTTAAAAAAATATCTACTTCATTAGCCATATGTTTATATAAAAACTTATACTTGAATGTCATTTTACCATATGATATAATTGAATTTATGACTTTAATGATAGGCATTTCTGGGGCTGCAAGATCAGGAAAAGATACTTTATGTAGATCTTTAATAAGAGAATTTCAAAAAATTAATAAACAAGCAGTTAGAAAATCTTTAGCGGGAGATATAATTAAAAATGATTTAAATATTTTAACTCAATCAAAGTTAAGCTTAAATTGTTTTACAGAAAATACAAAAGAAAAAGAGTTATTAAGACCATTAATGGTTGAATATGGTAAACTTATGAGAAATAAAACAGAAGGTCGTTATTTTACAAATAATTTTTTACCAGAATCAAATAAAATAAATATCATACCCGATATAAGATATGCTGAATACGAAAACGACGAAATATATTGGTTAAAAAATGAAATGAATGGGTTTTTAATTTTCCTCGAAAGAGAAGGAATCGATTCAGCGAATGAAACAGAAGAAGAAAATAATAAAAAAATTAAAATAAAATCGCATCTATATTTAAAATGGGATTCTCTAGATGAAAACGATCCAGATCAATTGAAAATTATTGATGGTTATGCAAAGCGTGTAATTAAATCATTTACCACTTTCCAAGAGGGCAACCGGATGCTTTAACATATACTTTAACTGCAATATAACAACCACATTGCGTACATCTTTCTTGCGCCGAATTAAAAAATTCACAAGAATTACATATAGATTTTCTACGATTTATTTCAACATCATCCGATTTTATCTGTTCACCGGATGCCATATTCTGTACAGTTTTTACAATATCCCCTCCAACGTTTTTAGCCATTTGTGTAAATGATGGATATACACCTCTATTCGAAGATGCCAATTTTTGAATCTGTGCATCTTGTATTGTTTTTTTTAAATAATCACTGTTCATATTTTTAATATTTTATATCTTCTTCTGGCCATAATTTACCAAAACTATCAATTTTAACTGCAACAACTTCTGTTACATAGTTTTGCGCAGTAAAAAGATGTGATACTTTTGTAATAAACCACTGACCCAAAAAACGATCATCAAACGGATTACTATCGCTACTTTTTAATCTGTCGATATGAATAAATCTACCGGGTGCTCTGATGGTTAATCCTAAAACTTGAAATGTTATCGATTGATTTAAAAATATAGCATCCAAAATCATTTGGTTTCTACATACATATTCGGTAGTAAAAGAACCTGATTTAGAAAATTCATTTTTAAACATCAATCCAGTTGTTTTTGTTTTATTTAAATTTAAAATTATTTGAGGTTTTGTTCCATTTTTGAATGAATATAACCCCTTATTGGCAAGTTCTTTTAATTTTTCCAACACACTTTTAATGGAATTTTGTTTAATTTTTATATTAAATTCTCCTTTTGAAAAATCATAATAATGCAATGCTGTGTTTGTAATACGATTATCATCGGTTGCTACCATCGGTGAAAATTTATATTTTTGAATTCTCGATGCAATAGAAGACATAAAATTTCGTGTATTGCTACTATCTGAATAAGATGCTCTATCTACCTTTGGTGGTGATTTATCATCATCCAAAGCATCGGAATCCTCTATCATCATTATTTCAACTTGATCGGGTTCTGAATTTTGAAAAAATTTTGATATTGGAATAAGTTGCCATTTTTTGTTATCTGTGGTTCTACCTAAATCAAGAACAACGGGATCTTTTGTACTTGATGTACAATGAGACAATATATAATTTAAATCTTCAAATGCAGTGGATCTAGCTGGTGAAAAATATTTTATTTTATTCTCTTTGTCTCCTGCATCCCAATTGGTTTCATCTATATTGTCAAACGGTATGGTTGGATTATCTATTGTTCCATTTTCATCATAACCAATTTTTAATTTATCGGTTTTATTTGTCAAAGACATAGAATTTGATGCGGTCAAACTTAAAAGTTCTTTCAATATATCATTTGGATTTAATGAAAGTTCGGAATCTTTTAATTTATATGCGGGTTTATTTAATTTTTTGGCAGCAAGTTGAGCGGTAGACCATTCTAAATTTCTTTCTTTTAAAATCTGATACCTTTCTTCTACGAATTTATACACCCTTTTCTTTATTTGTGCATTATCGGTTGGTAAGTCTTGTACATCAGTAACGATAAAATCGAAAGATAATTCCCATTTATCTTTTGGAAAAACTGATTCATCTTCTATGTTGTCATTACTAACTGGATATATTCTAATTGAAATTTTATTTCTACCATCGGTCCTATCGATATATGGTGCTTTTATAGATGGTATTGTTTGATTTGAGTAATTTACAGGAGCAACAGTTCCTCGATTAAAACCTTCAAAAACTATATTCAATGCAAGTTGACCGCTTGTAACAAAATTGTGCAAAGACTCATTTATTATCAAAGAATCAACAAGAAAAAACGGAATAGCAACAGGCGTTTCGTTTTCTATTTGATTGTAAAATACAATTTCAATATAATAATATTGATCTCTTATTTGTTGATAACTTCCAATTTTAGTTTTCATCCAGAACAATCACTATCATTTACATTTTTAACTAATTCAACTTCAAGTTGATTGAAAACAAAACTAACAGTACAATTTATTTCACTTGGATCTTGATTAGAATAATTCAATTCACTTAAAGTTGTTGGAAATGCACCAGTATATTTAAAGGAAATTATTTTATTATTATACTCATCCAAACCAAATATGTAAAGATTAGTGGTATAATCTTTCATTGGATTTATTAAAGCAGGATCTTCGTTTTGAACTGGATAAAAATCAATTGTTTTTGTTAAATCGGTATATGATTTTTTCGAGTCATTGAATAAATTTAACCAATTCCATAAAACCCAATAATTACTATAACCATTATCAACTAAAAATTTTATAGTTAATGGTGTATATTCCGGTCTTGATGTAGACGATGCTTTATAAACCTGACCACCAAATGGAACGTTTATAGCTGGTACATTTATAGATGGAACCGGAGAACCATAAATTGAAAATTGAATTGTATCTGCTTTAAAATTGTTATGTGAAACAACATCAAATTTATTTTTTAATGCTTTTGGAACATCCAAAATCAAAATAAATTTATCATTTCTTGCTTTATTTAAAATTGATTGAAACATATTTAAAATAAAAATATTGGTCTATATTCTTCTTTATTATATAACTTATCACTTTCTTCCGTTTCTTTATCTTTATTTGTTGAAACATTCCCCCAAGTCATAAGCCAACCCTTTAACAAAGAAGATTCTTCGTCATATGTAATTTCCTTTTTCGGATCAAATTTTCCAACATAAGAAAATCCACTGTTTATAACTCCTTGTCTTTTAAATGTAGATGTTTGACCACTAAACAATGGACTTTTTTTAATTAATTCTGAATTATCTACTAAAGGTGTTAGTTTTAAAGGTCTTCCTTGATCATCTATATCTACAATGTTATAATATTTTCCAGCTATCGATGGTTCTAATATAAAAAGACCCCAAACTAATGACAATACCCTGTCATCCAAATCACTATCATTTCTTTTACTAAATGTAAAATTTGGATGTCTAACAAAATTATTTAATTCAAGTAAAGTATCAATATCAAATAATTTTACAGCATTTAAACTATTAACCCAATATCTAAAATTTGTAATACCTTTATACCGAGTATTCGTATGATTATGTACCCCAAAACGATTTTCTGTATTGTAATGCTTACTGAAACCTTCAAAATGGTACGAAACCACAGATTCATAATTGTGCGTGTGACACAAAACATCCAAAACCTGTTGTCCATTATTGTTATTTTCTACTAAAATAGGAGGTCTTCCCCAGTCTTCAAGTATACCCATTAAACGTGTGCCGAAATGAAACGGACTCATTTGATTTGTAGCATATATAGCTACTTGTTTTATATTAGTTAAATCCGATACGTCTAAAATCTGAGCAACGGTATTAGTTCTACCTATACCCTCTCCAACGTCCACACCTATAACATAAAAACTTTCTGGATTTGGTTGATTAAAAACTTTATAAGCACCATTATCCATTACCAAAATAGGTTCTATGCATTGAGCCTTTAAGCTTTCTAATAACTCAGGATCAATAGCAGTCTTTCCTTCCATGTGAAACTTATTACAATACTCCTGTTCAAAGTCATCCTTGGAACCCATTAGTGCTAAAGTTTTTTTAGCCCATTCTTCATCTCTACCCGGAATATCCCACCAGTTTACAACCTCCAAATGCCATTCACTTCCTTCCTTTTGGGAATCTTGATAGAGTTCATAAAACTTATTATCAGTTCCATTTGGAGTACTGATAACAACAATTTGAGACTTTTTCATTGAAGAAATAATAGGAATTGCAGATTTCCACAACTCTCTCATTAATTCATTTGGACAGTGTGCCATTTCGTCAATAATCAATAGATTACTAGTACTACCGCGAGGACCAGAACTGGAAGTTGTACTAATCGTTATTGCTGAATCATTTGATAAAACAAAACCATCTTTCCTCCAAGATTTAACACTTGGTTTCATCCAAACCGGCAGTTGTTCAAATGACATTTTTATTCTGGAAAAAATCTCTTTTGCAGTTGATTCTTTATTTGCAACTATTGTTATTCTTTTATCCGCTTGAAAACAAACAATCCATAATGCATAAATTGTTATAGTTGTGGTTTTTCCACTTTGACGACTAGATAACACAGTAGTAAATCTTTTTGATTTAAAAGCTTTTAAAAGATTTTTTTGATATTTGTATAATTTAATTCGCTCTTTACCATCTTCGGTTATTATATAAAAATAGTTTTCTGCAAAATGAAATACACTTTTAACACAGATTTTCATTTCTTCTTCCATTTCTGGAGTCCATTTTATCTGTGGATTATTTTTTAATAGGTTTTCATTACCTTTATAAAAAGAAGCATCAACCAAGACATCATCTGGTTCTATATCTTGTAAATTTATTTTACTTTCGGTTATATTTTTTTTATGTCTACCCATTAGATATAAGTATTTACTGTAATAATATAAAAAATCACTGACTATGAATCAAGACATCATATTGGGTAAACATGATAAAGAATTTGGATATTTCTCAAAATGGCCAATATATGTTGTTGATACAGTAGATAAAAAAGGAATTTATAATATTCTACAAAATAAATTAAAATATTTTGAGGATAATAAAATAACAAAACTTATATCAGAAGATGATATTATGAATTATTTTTTAAATTTCCCAGAAATTGATTTTGAATGTATTTATTTTAAAGATATGATGCCAAAGCATTATGTTTTTAAAATAAATGAAGTTTTATATTCATATACAATCGGTCTAAAAAGTAAAAGAAAATTATATATGAGATGTTATTTTGATTATAATAAAATAATAACTATAAATTAATTTGTTTTTTAAGTTCAGAAATTACAGTCCAAACTAATTCTTTTTTTAATAGTTTTAATATAGTTCCGGGTTCTGGTATTTTTGTTGCATCTTTTATTTGATTATATTCACAAACCAACCACCACAAATCCATTGTACCATAATGTTTATATGAAATATATACCCAAGTATCATTCGGAATTACATAATATTCATCTTCTGCGGAGCTATCATTTGCGGCAAAAACGTTTATAGATCTTAATATATTATAAAATTTTGTTTTATCTGGATCTTCATAGATATTAAAAAAATTTTCATATCTATATAAAGACAGTTTTGGTAAATCATTAAAATCTTGTTGCTTGCTCATATATTATTAAGGTAACGGTTCACGCGCTTCTGTTTTAGAAAGATTTGGCTGAAAGGATTCGGCTACATTAAAACTAGCATCAGATATAGCATCGTATGCTTTACCATAAAGATTTGCTGCTGTTTCCAAAGTCTTTCCTGTAATTGCCGCCCCCTTATCATACTTTTCTTGAAGCGTTTTATTAATTGAAATTACATCTACCTTTTTAGCACCCATTGTAGCTGCAAATACATTTGAACTCTGAGAAACTAAATCAGTAAATGTTATAGTTATTTTATAAGCCTCTGGTATTAATACTTCCCTAGAACCAAAATCTTTAAAAATATCCATCTTTCTCGTAGTACCAATACTTTCTATCGATAAATCACTAATATATGCAGCTGCCATATATATACCACCCAAAGAAAAACTATCAACGGTATATATTTTTGGGGGAATATAAGACATCATAGTTGTTCTAGTTTTTAAATTTTGAAATGTTAATAAATTTACAAATGAATAATGATCAAATGCACTGTCAATATCTATAGTATTATATAATGGAAAACTTATGGTTAATGACTGTTGAGATGTACCTTGAAACGATTGAACTTCCTCAAAACCAAATTTTGGAGTAAAAAAACTAGTAGCTGCACCAGCAACAGAAGCCACCATATCCAACTTTGAACCAGCAGAAGATTCTCCCCCGCTACCAATAGATTCCAATAAAGATTTTTCAGCACCCCAATTGTTTGTTACTTTTTTTAATCCTGCATTTGTATTTAAATATGGAAAATTATAAGCAAATCCGGTTCTATTTGATGCATACATTGTTAAAAAAGTATCAAGAGATGCATTTGGATTATCGCCCGTAAGAAATTTATTTTTTAAAACTTGATATACATTTTTTCCCTGCGTCAACAATTGAACTAAATTTGTAGCAGTAGTACCAAATTTTAATTCAAATTCAGTCGCCCATATACTAGGAACTTCATCATTGCTTCCGTTATTTTTCCACTTCATCGTGTTCAAAACATCAACAATACCAACCTCTCCACCTTTTGGCTTTAACACAACATATCCATTACCCAAGCTAATACCACCGGGACTTGTTGTCTTTTCTTCTGCTCTAAAAAATTTATTAGATGCAAACGCAGCATTAACACCAGCAGCATTACTTGTCATAATTATACAGTAGCTCTAATCCTTTCCGATTGCGCCCACCAAGACAATCTATTATCCGATATAACATCTCGCACATCTCCCATAAGATATTCTTTACTATTAGACGATGCATTTGTACTGTTATTATTTGTAATATTAATATTTTTATTATTTAAATTGCTCGTTTCAATCAAATTTTTATTCAAATTTAAAATTGAACTATGAACATCTTTCATTATTATTTTTAAATCAAGTAAAGATCTATCCAAAAATCCCCCAGATTTAAATGTTAATATATTATCATCTGGGGCAGTTTCAAAATTTTGTTTACCCAATGACATTTTAATTGGAACACCCGTACTTTCTAAAAGCCCATCGTTCATTGGAACTGCTTTTTGATTATTATTTTTGTTGGGTGCTTCTGTATCCGATGAATCCGGTTTTATTGCAAGACTCTTTGCATCTGGTGTATTTTTTAATTTGAATGATTCAGCAACCGCTTTTCCTGCGCCAGCACCCAAACTACCCTTACCTTGATATAATGATTTTTCCATCCATTCAGACACAGCATTATCAGTTTTAAAGCCTTTTCCAGTTATAAAATTCCATATACCAGTAACACCTTTAGACAACAAATCAATCAAAAATGTAAAAATATCACCAAATCCAACAACAAAAGAAGTTAAAACGGATATACCTTTTTGCAAAGGAGTGAGATTGTCATCACTCCAAACATCAAATAAAGTAGAGAATGCATCAACAACTGGATCTATTAAAATAGCAATCGGTCCCAAAAATTTATCTAAAAATTTAAAAAATCCCATAATTGGTTTTACGAATGGAAATATTAATTCAAAACTAGTTTTCAACGGTGTAATCAATCCTCTTAAAAAAGAAAATGTACCTTCTATTGTTTTAGATATTAATGATATACCATCACTACCTTTAAAAAACCCCATAACATATTCAAAAATACCACTAATTACCTTACTTGATGATTTTAAAAATTCTAATCCAGAATTAATAGGAGATATTATATATTTTTCCATTTTAATTGAAATGGCGGTCGATAATTCTTCAAATTTTGTAAAGTTTTTAGCCTTTTCTATAAACTCCGTCCATTTTAAATTTATAGAATTTGTAATTTCATCAAATTTTGTAATTTCTTTAATTTTATCTATTAATTTTGTCCATTTATTATTAATGGATTCCATAAAACTTTCAAATCCCGGTATTTTTTTAAGTGGTTCTGTTACATATTTTTCCCACTTTAATTCAAACCATGCTTTATAATCTGCAAATTTATAAAGACCCTCTTCTTTTAAAGCTTGCATTATTTTAGAAGGTATTGTTAATATTGTTTTAATCGATGTATATAATTCTTTTCCAAGATTTATTATACTACCAACCGTTCCAGCTAAAATTGTTCCAATTAAAACTAATGTAGACAGACCACCGAAGGAAGAATCTCGTTGTTGTGCTTCTTCACTTTTATTGCTGCTCTCTATTTTCAAAGATTGTAATTTACTTAAAAAATCTTTTAATAATAAATCTCTTAAAAATTTTTTAGTTTCATCTGAAAAATCAATTTTATTTATTTTTTCTCCAATATTTTCCTGTTCACCATCATCTTGTTTTTGATTTAAAATTTTAAAATTATCAAACAAACTTTTAAAATTTACTTGTAATGAATTTTTTAAATTTTGAAAAAAAGATTCATTTCCATTTTCATTGGGTTTTTTTATATTTTCAGGTATTAATGATGAAACTTGCGCATCTTTAATAACGCTCTCTGGCTGTTTTTTAAAATCGTTTGCATCCGGAAGTTTTACATTTAAAAAATCTTCAACCTTTTTTTTATAAGATTTTAATTTATCTTTAAAATCATTTGATGATATATCGGTTACACCCAAAGGATCAAATATCCTTTTTATATCATCTTCTCGTATGGATTTTATTTTTTTTGAAAACGGCTCAACGAATTTAGTTTTAAAATCGGTTCTCAATTCATTTAAATATGAATTATCACCGGAAAATAGGAACGCATTTATAAATTCTTTTGCTTCTATTGTACCGTCAATTTTAACTTGTGATAATAAATCATCTAAATTCATTTAGAATACTTATATTTGTATTCTGTTTTAATTTAAGAATAAAACACTATCAATAGATATTACCTTTGTATAATCATTAAAAGATACAGTCAAAATCGAGTCTAAATCTTTTTTCCACAAATTTATATTCTCCATTATTTTTTGGATTAAACCACTTGGTAATTTTTCCACTAATTTGTTTTTATCTTCTATTTTTAAAGAAGATAAATTAATTTCTGTTTCATTTATCCAAATTTTATTTATATATTTTGAAATTTCCATTATAAATGCATCAGATATAACAATTTTTATATCATCTTGTGTTTTAATATCACTGCCTTTTTTTTGTTTTTTTGAAATTTCTTTATCATATTCTACTTCGGTTTTAATCGTGGGTAATGTTATTTCGGCTTTTAAAAATACTGATTGATTTTTTAATTCAACTATTTCAGAATTTGGATTTTTATAAGATTTAAAGTTTTCAACAATATTATCAATTTTTATTTTACTTGTAATGTTTTTACTATCATCAAATACAACTGTCAATTCGTTTGAAATTTGTTGCTTTAAGTTAATTGCAATACATGCTTTATCTGATATTTTCAAATCATCTATAATAGATTTATCTTCATCTAAAATATTATCACGTAAAATATTATAAAACGTATTAATAAAACTTGTATTATAAACCGAATCATCTATCGCAGCACTTAATAGTTCTTTTTGTTGTTTTGCATTAATTTCTTTAAATGATAGTGTTTTTTGTAATGTTGGTATCCAAATATCAGTTTTAAATGTTTTTGATGCTTCATCTAAAAAATTTAATGCGCTTTTAAAATCTAAAATATCATTTTCTTGCATAATATTAACTTATGGCATATCATCCCCAAATTCAAGTGCTAAATCTTGTAAAGATTTATTATTATCTTGTTGCATATTTTCAGGTGATGAAGATTTAGATTGTTCCCTTTTATGGTCCTGTATTATAGAAAAATATAATTTTCTTTCATTCGGAGAAACTTTCATTATATAATCTGGTGATAACCCACAATTTGATAAAAAATATAATTCTTGATGTATGGATTTTATATCATACGAAAAAAACAACTTTATATGTTCAATAAAACTTAAATTATAAAAATTAAATTTTTGATCACTAAACATTTGAATATCAAATAATTGAAATTCAAATAATTTTTTTAAAAATTCAATTAGTTTTTCTGATGTTTTTTTACGAATAGAACATGGTAATTTATTAAAACACTCAGTTTTTTCAGTAAAATTAAAACGTTTCATCAGTATTTTATTTTTGTTTATTGATATATAATCTATAAATTCAACAATACTATCTTCTATAAAATTATTATAATCTTTTTCTTTTAATAAAAAATTATAAAATACTGAAATTGCACTTAAATATGGCCAATTTATTTTTATTTCTATTTTATCTTCTTTAATTATATTAGTCTCATCATATAAAAAAGAAGATGCGTTGTATAAATTATTTAAATATGACTTAAGATCTAATTTAATTTTTGTTTTTGTTTTATTTTCTGAATTAAGGAAAAATTCAATTTGATTTCCACTACTTACTATTTTCAATTTTACCAAAAACAAAACATATTCTATTATATTAATGTCCAATAAATCATTTTTATTTTTAACACAATTAGATATGATTTCTAAAACAAATTCATGATAATCATACAATGATGTTTTATCGGAACCAAATGACAAATTGGCTTTTGATAAAGCTAGTTGTTCACTAGTAGTTAATTCTCTAAAAAATATTTTTTTATTAGAAAATGGAAGTTCTACTGTATAGTTAAAATAATTCACAATTTTATAAATTTTCTATAAATTCTGAACCATTGGGATCTAATACGGCATATTTGTCATAAACAAATTTAATTTCACTATAACGCAAACCCTCTTCTTGGTGTGAATATGTTTCACCTTGAATTGATACCGGAGCCACGTTGTAAAATCTTATTATTTTTCTAACAACCATTGGATTGTAAGAACCAGCTTTTGCATACATTACAACATCCGCAAAATTTGATTTTACATATCTATTAGAACTTTTGGGTCTTGCTATTAATCCATTATAACCAACTGAAATTATCCATGGTCTGATAATATTATCCAAAAATGAAGAATTTGTTTCCAAAAAAGTAACATTAAATGATTGATATTTTTCTCTACCGGATGATGTTGCTGGTGCTTGAAAACCACCATAACTCAATCCCACATTACCCGCGTCTATACTTTCACTGGGTAAAACAACTTGCCTAGCGAAAACACACCCAACCATATTGCTTACGCTGGCTTGTAATTTTCCATCTAACAAGTATTTTGTCACATTTGAATTATAAGTCCATTCAGAACCAGATTCTCTAAATTTTAAATTCGCTTCAAATGTATCGGTTAACGCTTTTACGGAATTAAAATCAAAATAAACCAACCACTGACTTGCAAGTGCTATGCCAGTAGGCCATTCACCTAAAAGGTCTAAATAATAAGAATAAGGACTAGCTTTTCGATTATATGGCATATATTTACTTATGCCTATGATTAGAGATTATCTAACTATTCTCCAATATTGATATGCCAAAGTAGCTTGCTGTTCGATTATTTCGCCAGCATTTGTTATATCCAATGACAAATCACCGATAGAAACGCAGTATGCACCAAATAGAGTATAGGTTCTGATCGGATCGCCCATTTTATTAATTAAAGATATTGTAACTTGGTTGGATGCATCTTTACTAGGTATTGTATATGATCCTGTGCTATTTGCATCATCAAATACCTGCTTGGTCCAATCTTCAAATTTCCTTCTAATTGAAAGATTTTGAGGGATTCTAAAAGTTACCTGCCAAGCATTACTATTTGGATATGTTGCAGTTCCGGGCACATTAAAAGCTAATCCCATAAATGGTACGGGTACGTTTGTAATAGAACGTCCGGGTAATGAAGTAGTTGTGATATACATTAGTTCATTTTGGGTAAATCTACTACCACCTAATGCAATAACTCTAAATAAATTTTTACGAGCGAAATCGTTTACGATTGCAGAATCGTAAAAATTTTCTATTCCTTGTGTTTCTAGTAATCCAGCCATAATTTTAAATACTTATACTAATGTGTTTCGTTTTGATAATTTTTTAACCGTTAAGTTCAGAAAAATCAATTCCGGTTCTAGTTGCAACGAAATCTGCTAATATAAATTCAGCAGCCCTAACGGGTTTGATATAAATTGATATTTTCAATTCATTATTATCAATTACATCAGGTGTGTTATTACGTTCATCGCATATTAACTGATAGTCATATAATCCATCATTTAATTTTGCCTGTTCAAAAATAGGAAGTAATGCACCTTTTAATCTATTTCTAGTTGCAAACGTATTTGGTTCAAAAACAAAATACTTCAATAATGCTTTTGTTTCTTTTTCTAAAGTCAAGAACAAACGACGAACATTTACACGATCAAATGCAGATGGCTTTTTGAACATTGTTTTTTGACCATAGATTACAAACCCATCATTATTAAAGAATGCAATTGGATTCATGTTAATTTTATATAACAAGTCTCTTTGTTTTTGTGTTGGATTGATAGCAACATCATAAACATTTACAAGAGTTCCTCTATTGAATCCAGCTGGTGCAATCCAAGGGAATGATTGCTGAGATGTTGATGCATAAATAGCCGCTGCAAATCCGGATGAAGGTGCCCAAATTTGACGATTTGAAGTTGTATCATTTATTTTTAACCAGTTTGCATACACAGAAACATAACTACTTTGTATTGCTGCAAATTGATTTTTTAATGTCCAATAAATTTTATCAGAGAAGACATACTCTTTTCTAGAAGATGTTTTTGTGTTTTGACCATTTATAAATATATTTCTAATTGGATCTGCAATAAAAACATGATCTTTTCTGGTTTTATCTGCCAAAGCTACAAAAGGTCCAGCAATTTCATTATATGCAGAATAAGCAGCTCCAGTTGGAATGTTACCATCTGTGCCGTCCATTCCGCTTAAACTTAAATTATATTCTTCATCATATACATATTTTCCAGATAAAGTTGGAAAAGAGCTAAGAGTGTTTAGTTTAGCTTTACTACTAGCCCAAATTGTACCCAAACCACATTCTGCGGTTATATCGATGTCTATATTTTCATCATTTTCAAATCGATATAAAATTCTTGATAATTTTGCTGGAATATTTCCAAGATTTACTTTATCGACATCAGCATCACCAGTATATGAACCAATAGAAAACATCGATTTTACAGCATCAGCAATTTTAACTCTTTTTGTTGGAAATCCATCCGAAGATGTCCATTTACCCCAATCTGAAATATATGGGTTTGTTATAACTTTAATATATTTTGAATTATTGTTAATAACAGTATCCAAAAATCTACTAACTGGGGGACCACCCGTTTCACTCTGTTCCGTTCTTCCGGAATATAATGAACCATTGTAACCCTCAACTATTGAATAATCCAAAGTTAAAGCGTCTTTCCCGTATTGTGTTGCGCCCAGTTTAAATACGGTCAAAACTACGCTATCTTTATAATCATCTTTTTCAAAACCAGTTGAATAAGAAGCTGTTTCTATTGCCTTAGAGACACTTTCTCCACCAAAAGTTTTATAGTCTTGTGTTAAGAGGAAATTTAATCTAGATGAAGGTACGGTGGTATAAGTTTGAGTAGCCTTTAAATCACCAAAGGAATTTATTGCCTTCACTGAGGATATAGATTCAAAATTTGTAGATGGGTTAAATGCGAGATTATCTGCTATGGATACATAGTAACCTTCAAAATAGTTATTAATTGTTGTTTTTTGTGAATTTAATACTATAAACCCAGCATTTCCCAATTCACCAAGACCCGAAATATGTGAATCATATTTATCCGACCATGTTATGTCATTCTGTAATAATTTGTCATATTCATCATCTGTCAAAAGTAAACTTTTTGGTTGTTGTATTATAAGCTCAGTAGCATCTCTATATGATATAGCGTTTGAACTTACTGAATATAATAATGCAGAATATGTATTTTCAAAACCCACACCATTACCAGAACCGTATGGCATTCTAGAAACCAATAAATTTGCTGGAGATGTTTGTAAAATTTGTTTTGCACTATGATACAAATAACGCTCTGCATCGTTTGACGGTAAACCATAAACTTCTTCAAATTCAGAAATACTGGTAATGTTAACAGGTGTTTCGGTTGGACCCTGTTGCGTGAAACCAGTAATGAAGACGCTAGTAGCTCCAATTGGTCTTGCGATTAAACTTTGATCCAATTCATTTATTTGTACTCCGGGTGATGCTATTGTTCTTGTTGACATAATTTATAATAATATTTATACTTTTTTATTACCAATTTTTAAAAATTATTTTATTTTGAAGATAAATAAATAAAATGAACACTAAATTTGACTTAATCGTATCCTCTATTTTAGAAGAAGCCGCAAAATGTACAGGACCAACCAAAAAAGCATCATCAGATAGAAAAGGTAAAAAATACATGCAATGCGTAAAAAATCCAAACGGCAAAGGATACAAAAGAGTGCATTTCGGACAAGCTGGTGTTAAGGTTACGGGGAAAAGTGGTAATACAAAAAGAAAGAAAAGTTTTAGAGCTAGACATGGCTGTAGTAAAGCAAAACCAGGAACTGCAAAATACTTAAGTTGTAAGAATTGGTGATTGCAATTTTGATTTTTATTTAATACAATATAAATATTAACACATGAGTAATAAATTTTACAAAATTGTTAGCAATTATTTGAACGAAGAAAACATTTCAATTAATCCGGAAAACGTGGAAAAGGCAATATCCGCTTTACCGAATTCTCCCGCTAAAGCTGGATTGAACGCAGTTTCAAAAGCAACCGCCGAAGCAACAGATACTGATCCGATTCATAAAAATTTAATGGATGTTATTGATCCAAAAAATCCTAAAAAATTTACTGATGTTTTTAAAAGTCCAAGCGACCAACTAAATGCTTTGAAAAAATTGGCAGAGCAAGGGATTCCAATCGCAAACACAAATCAAACACCACAACAACAAACTCAACAAAAACAAGCACCACAACAAGCACAACAACAAGCACAGCCATCTCAACAGCAAACACCACAACAAAATAAAACAGATCAGGGTAAATATCCGGGAGCTAATTCTTAAAATATTTTAATTTATGAGTAAAAAAACTCGCACCAGAAATGGTGCAATAGATAAAAAACAATCCGGTAGGATTGTCCACGAAACATCGATAAACCCAGAAAATGGCGTAACAGATAATTCGCCATATGTATTTCAAAGAGATAAAATATCTTTTGAATTAACAATAAAAAATTTACCTTGGACTGAAAAACAAAAAAGTATAATATCAACTTTTTTAGATAAAAAGACAAAAGTTTTATTATTAAAGGGTCCAGCTGGAACATCAAAGACGACATTGGCGATGTATTGCGGATTGACTTTATTGAATATGAAAAGAGTATCTGATATGGTCTTAGTGAGATCGGCAGTTGAATCTTCAGATTCTAAATTAGGTTTTCTTCCGGGTGATGTCGCAGAAAAATTCAATGTATATTTAACACCATTTCATGATAAATTTGAAGAACTGTTAAACAAACCACAATTAGATAAATTGGAAAAGGATAATCGTCTAACAATTTGTCCAATCAATTTTGCTAGAGGGTTACATTTTTCTGCAAAATTTATATGCGCCGATGAAGTTCAAAATTTTTCAAAACGAGAAATACATACATTGATGAGTCGTATAGGGGAATTTTCTAAAGTTTTTTTATGTGGAGATCCAGAACAAAGTGATCTTCCAACTGGAAAATCCGGATTTAATAAAGTTTATGAACTTTTTAATAATGAAGAAGCGAAGGAACACGGAATCTTTTGTATGGAATTAACAGAAGATGATATCGTTCGTTCTGAGCTTTGTAGATATATTACTCATAAATTTAAAGAGTTAAACGACCAAACAAAAATTGAAGAAAACAAAGATACATGGAAACCGAGTTCGAAATGAGTAAGTAATATATCATATGAATAATACACCAGCATATCAAACCTTAGAAAATCGCCCAGTTGCATGTAATTTTTGTGGAGCATTTGTAACAGGAAGAATAACTGAACAAAAAAACGCAAAGACAAATGAAACCATTAAAGAATGCCGCTGGATATGCGGACGCTGTGGAAATTTGACTAAAATTGGAAACGTGAAATAATTCACAAATAATGAATTTAGAAAAAATAATAGAAGAAATATATAGTTCTCCATCGGGGAATTATTCTGCTTCTAGTGAAGCACCGAGGAAAGATTTTGCTCCAATTTCAAAAACCGATGGGTATAATTATCCATATCAAAGAGATGGCAGCTATATGGGTTCTCCAATAAAACCAGATGCACCCGTACATTACCCATGGCCATTACAAACGATAGAAGATGATCTTTCCGATGCATTTGCATTTATCGCATCTTCAATGTCTAAAATATCACAAAGCGTTAAAAACAATCCATCATTAGACGATGAAAAAAAAGAAAAAGCTATTTTCTTATATAAAAAATTAAAAAAATCATTGAACATAATAAAAAACGTAGGATTGAATACTGGTTCAGTATTTAACATTGCAGGACAACAACCCGATCAAAATACTGCACCACCCGCACAGGCATTGAAAGATGAGTCCTTACCCCAAAAGGGAGACGTTTTAAAAATCAAACTTCCCTAATTTTGTCATTGACAATCACACCGTATTTTGTTAAATTTGTTTAATGAAGTTTAACTTTTCAAATTCAATCTTAAAATCAACAATAACTGTATTATTCATATCAACAGTTGGGGCATTACTATTCAAATTAATAGGTTTTAGTTTTATCGTTTCGTTTTTTTTATTCTTTATTTTCCAATATATTATTTTTTCTTTTATTGCAAATATGGTTAATAACTATTTTGCACAAAAAACAAAACAACTCGAATTGCAAGAGCTTGAAAAATTATCAACATTGTTGGAATGTGCATATTGTGCAAAAACGAATGTAATGACATTTTTACCAGATCAAAACGAAAAAATGGAATTTGTATGTGGATCGTGTAAGAATAAAAATTCAGTGAATATTCAATTTGTAGTAGCTAGAGTTACAGATTTTGTAAGTTCAAACAATATAACAAATATACCACTTACCGATGAAAAATAATCATATGAAAAACAAAACATGGGAAAGCATTCACAATGAATCATTGACTTGGGCTAAATGGATGGCTTTATATGAAGCCGTTAATCTGATATCAGATAAAGCCGAAGAAAGAGGATTGCCATTCTCTAAGGTTGAATTAAAGCCTCTTGCAATTCATAAATATATGGAATCGACTGAAAATTTATTTTTAAGAAAAATCCTAAAGCAAGAACATAATATCGACATCTGCTTTACTGATATTAAAAATAAAAATTTCGATTGTGAAGTTGAAAATAATAAAGAATATACGTTTTAATATTCTCCATAAACATTATTATTTGAACATGGATTATCCTGTGGATAGTTGAAATTTAAATCAGCTATAACATCCAGTTTATTATTATCATTAATGGGTGTGTTACCTTGTCCTGCACCGGGGCTATTTGGTTCATTGCTATAGTCGTATCTCTTACACTTTAAGAAATAAACATAGTGTCCACCCAATGCATTGATTTGAAATTCATCAACAACCTCTGAAACTTCATACACGGTTGGTCCTCTTTTCGGGAAATTTAACCTATCGCTCCCAAATTCGCTTAATTTTATTAAATCCCCCATCTTAGGCTCTGCCGATAGTCCAAAGGCATTTGTAAATTGTTTTGGATGTATTACGCAATTCATATCACTATCTGCAACCATTCCAAATTTTGACAATAGATAAGAGTCGTTGGAAATATTCAATAATAATGTCATACCAACACCATTAGAATATCCCGCTCCTGGTTGTTCTCCATATAATACACTGTATCCCGATAATGATGATAGGTTGGAATAATATATAACATCTTGTCCAAGAATGTTTATTTGTTCCAGCCACCAATTAGAGAAATTTTCTCTTTCTTGGTAATTTATTTCTTTATTTAAAAAACGTAAACTTTCCATTTTAATTACCTTTATATTTTAAAACATATCCACTAGGAGACATAGGGGATAAACACAAATAAACATTAGTTTGTCTCAAAGCCTTTTCCGGTTCTTGTTTTGTTAAAATGATTGGCATTTGATTTGAACCATATTCGTTTTTTATAAACTCAGCGTCTGCTGTTGTTATCGCCAAACCATTTTTATTTTTAGTAGTAATACATCTTGTTATTTTCGGATGCAAATGTTTTTTTTCTGTATGTCTTTTTGCTACGAAATTTGGATTTTTTCTGTCTAGTCCAGCATCAATCGTTCTTTTTAAAGTTTTATGGTGTTCATTTCCAGTATTTGTACTCAATAAATTTTTATCTCCTTTGGTTAAGAAGGTCATGTAATCTTTGAAATTCATTATATTTACTTACAAAAAAACCCCGAATAAATCGGGGTTCTTTTTATACTTTGTTTTTTTATCTATTAATCGTTGTCGAATAATGTTTTACCAACTTTTACAGCGCCAACATCATTCTTCTTATTTGTTAATTTGCTAACACCAGAATCTGTTGAATGTTGTGTCAATTTACCATCAGAACCTTTTCCAGTTGAAGGTACTTGTGCTGATTTTTTAGTGACTGGTACTGCACCAGTTACTACGTTGTTTTTTCCGGTTAAACCTTTTGAAAGTTTTTCAGAGTCAACTAATGCGTGTCCGAGTTCTTCGGCTTCGACGGATTCTTCATATTGATCTTCATCAGATCCACCTTCTTCGCCTTCTGTTTCTCCTTCGCCTTCTTCTTCACCAAATTCATCGGATTCTTCTTCGCCTTCTTCTTCGCCTTCTGTTTCTCCGATTGCTGCTTGTAATACTTCGATTAATTTAGATGCAACTTCTTTATCTAAAGTAATGGTTACTTCTTCTGAAGAATCTTCGGTGGTATCATCATCGAATTCACTATCAGTATCATCTTCGAATGAAGAATTTGGTTCCATCTCTAAAGAGTTGTCATCTGTAGAAAAGTTGAATGATTCTTCTTCGTTTAAAATCTTATTATAAATAAGATCAAATGGGTTTGTTGATTCTTTTTTCATATTTTTATTTTTTAAAGTTTTAGCATTTCCGGTAGACCCTTTTGCTGTTAAATTAGCTGGTGCATTTTTTGGTTTGTCTGCGCGAGATTTATTAGTGGAATCATCTTGTTTAGTTAACTCCTTATCGCCAAATGGTTTTCCTACTTGTTTCTTTGTAGTTTTAACTGTATTATCTGGAGCTTTTTTCTCTTCGATAACTGACATATATGCTTCTGTTAGTGGGTCCATAATTTATATTATATTTATATTTACACTTTATTTATTACAAATCTATAAAAATTATTTTTTATTTTTTCCTTTTACTTTATCGGAAGTAATTTCTTTACCAGATTTTTTTGCTGATTTTTTAATTCCTTTGATTATTTCTTCCTTATGTTTTTTACCAAACTTTTTACCAGTTTTATTTTCAATAGATTTTTCAATTGCCCAAGGATTTACTTTCTTTTTAGCTTCAACGATTGGTTCATTATTTAGAACTTTTAAATAAGCTTCTTCTAACAGTAATTGATCTTTTGATTTCATGTTAATATTTACTTACACCCATCAAGTATAATTTTAGACTCTTTCTTTAAATCTAAACATTCAATTAATTCATAATTTTCTTCACCATTAACCCAAACGATGTAAGACTTCGGAACTTTGAACGATGTTACTTTTTCAATTATCGTAGAATATAAAGATAATTGTAGACTATATTTTGCATATTCACATTGTTGTAAATGTTTTAATTCTTTTAAAAGAGTTTCTTTTCTTGGATTTTTTCTTTTAATTTCTTTATTTGTTTTATAATCAAACATAACTAATTCTTTAGTTTTAAAATTATAAGAAAGGTTATCTATACTACCACATATACCCGATTCTTTATCACCAACAACAAATTCTGATTTTATTAAAATATGATCTTGTTTCCACCAGTTATAAAAGTTTATAAAATTTCTAATCAAAAGAGCAAGCTCTTTATAATACAAATCTACTGAATTGTTTGATCTAAATTCTTTTTTATTCTTAAAAAATAAATTTATAGAATCTCTGTCTAAACTTATTTTTTTTCTGTTGAAATAATTCTCAACATATTTGTGAAACTCTGATCCCTTATGACAAGAATAATCTTTTGCAAACTCCCACTGGTTTAATATTTCTTCAACCGTAAACCCATCTCGCTGTGCAACAAACGATGCGGCTTTTTCAGAATCAAACGGTTTCTCATATTTTTTAATTAACTGAGAAACTGACATCTTAGCAGGTTCTCCAGATATTGTGTATTTATGATCCTTTTCAAAAAATAAAATATCCGAAAAACTATTTTCCAAACTTACAAGGGTGTCGAAATTCATATTAAAACCCAAATCCTATTCTGTTTTCTTCTTTTTTAGTTTCTCCCATTTCGGTTTTCTTTGTTAGATTATAAATTTCAGCGATTACCATCTTTTTTGTAATGTTTTCCTCTATTTCTTTTTTGGAGAACCCAAGATGCTTTGCGAGTTTCTTGGCATCTTCGATTTCCAACGGACCAAATTCATAATCAACTTGCAATCTACCCTTTCTCCTTAATGCCTCATCAATATCTTGTTTTGGGCAATTGTATGTTAAAATCAAAGGACATTTGAGAATATCCCCAAGAATACCATCCGACAAATTAAGAAGCGATGTAACCGCAGAAGAATCATAATTATCACCCATTCTCTTTACAATAGTTTTCTCCGCATCCTCCAGAATAAGGACTGAGTTTTTCTTTTGAAGTAGAGAAGAAAGAGTGCTTGGATTATTAACAAAAGATTCAATCATTGTGGCAGGAATATAAATGAAATCTTTGTTAACTTTGGTAGTAAGATACTTCAAGAAAGTACTCTTACCAGCACCGGGCGCACCATGAAACATGTACAATCCTTTATCCTGCGTACTCAATCTTTCGACTATTTGTTTTTCTACATCTAAGAATTTTTTACCATAGTTTAATTCTATGTTTATGTCATCAGGCATAGACATTTTAATTGGTTCAAAGACGTATTCATCATATCTATTCTTAACGAAAAGATGTATCTTGGATGAATCTGAAACTTCAATAAATGATTCAAAATCTTTCAATGGAAGATTTTTAGTATCAGAAGTGTAAATCATAACCATTTCATATGTTTTATCTATATTATTTTTTAATCTTTCATTTAAAGATTCCTCTCCTATAGCATGTACCTCACCATTCATATCAGTGAAAGTTACATTGCTAATATCCGAATTTTTAACCATCAATTTTACATATATATCTTTATATGAAAATAAAATAGAACCACCCTTAAATGATTCACTATCATTTAATAACAATTTCAATTTACCAGAACAAGAACTAAAAATAAATTCACCTCTTTCCAACAAAAAACTCAAAATACTAGATTTGAATGTTTCATCTATATACAAAAAACATGGAGGATATTTAGAATATGTGCTTATATATCTAGCAATTGGAAATTCGTTTCCATTATCATGGTTGATGTAAAAATCGGTTAAATCTGTTTGGAGTGTTTTTCTTGGATTAAACATAAAAATATACTAATCTTGTTTCTAAAAATATGCAATCAAAAAATAAATATATATGTGAAAACTTTAACCAAAAAACAAATCGAAGAAATACATGAAAAATGCGTAAAATTGGTTAAACGGAAACCCGCAGAATTTTTCAATTTAAGAAAAATGAACAAATATGAAGGATCTTGTAATTGGACAGATTTAGAAATAGATTACAGAAGAGAATTATTGTCAACTGCTTATCATGAATGTGTTCACTATATTTTTCCAGATTATTCGGAAAGTATGGTGAAATATATAGAAAGTAGAATAGTAAACGTTTGTGAACCATTAGATTTAGCATATTTTTTAAAAATACTATCCAACAAGTTATATAAATCCGAACTACAGAAACGAATATCTAACACTAAAAAACCTTTGACTTCTAGAAAAAAATAGAAGATACTTGATGAGTATTCACTAAATATAACACTATGATTTTCGAAGAACAAATATCGCGCAAACCAAACAATTATCCTTGGACAGAAAAATTTATTGAAAGTATGCACAATGGATTTTGGACAGATAAAGAGTTTTCATTTAAGTCTGATGTTCAACAATTTAAAGTTAGTTTAACAGATCAAGAACGAGAAATAATAATACGAACATTATCTGCAATCGGACAAATTGAAATTGCCGTAAAATCTTTTTGGTCAAAGCTTGGTGAGAATCTCCCACACCCATCACTACAAGACTTGGGGTACGTTATGGCTAATACAGAAGTCATCCATAATAATGCTTATGAGCGCCTAATTTCAACTCTTGGACTGGAAGATGTATTTGAAAATAATCTAAAATTAGATTGGATTCAAGGTAGAGTCAAATATCTCAAAAAATATACCCACCGCTATTATAAAGATTCAAAGAAACAATATGTTTATGCATTGACTCTTTTTACTTTATTTGTTGAAAATGTTTCTCTGTTTTCTCAATTCTATGTAATCAATTGGTTTGCTCGTTTTAAAAATGTTCTTAAAGATACGGATCAACAAGTAAAATATACACGAAACGAAGAAAATATTCATGGTATGGTGGGTGCTCAAATTATTAACACCATTAGAGAAGAATATCCAGAATTGTTTGATGATGAATTTGTAAAAAAAATTATTGCCGAAGCTAAAGAAGCATATGAAGCAGAAGCAAAAATTATAGATTGGATGATAAATGGAATTAAAGAAGATGGTCTTAGTGCTGTTATTCTTAAAGAATTTGTTAAAAATAGAATCAATGAATCCCTTAAAATGATTGGATTTCCTGCTGCATTTGAGATTGACAAAGATATTATATCGTCTACAATGTGGTTTACAGAGGAATTATTGGGAAACAATATGGTTGATTTTTTTAGTTCCAGACCCACAGAATACTCTAAAAAATCACAATGTTTTGATGAAGACGCATTATTCGGTTAATTATTTTTTAAATGGATATATCAGTAATAAAAAAAGCAATTTCTTCGGAAATTAAAAAAACTTTATATGGATGTTTTTGTTTTGAGTGTGGAAGTAAAAAAGAATTACACCAACATCACGTAATTCCTAAAAGCTTGGGTGGTATGAATACGATCTCTCTTTGTTCGAAATGTCATTCAAAAATACATAATCTGAATTTTAGAGATCATAGCATTTTAATAAAAAAAGGATTGGAAAAATCAAAACAAGCTGGTATTATCTTAGGAAGACCTAAAAACAGTGGATATTCCGATAATGAAGTATTAGATAAACATAATGATGTTTTATCGGAATTAAAAATGGGTTGCAGTATTAGAAAAACTGCTAAAAAATTAAATAAAGGAACTTCGACAGTACAGAGAGTTAAAAGACTCTTAAATAAAAATAATTTATGACAAACAAATACGAATGGCTAAACAAAGACTCACGAAAATTTCTCGAAAGAGGTTATTTGTTAGAGGGAGAAACAGCAGAACAAAGAATTAGAGATATTGCAGAAACAGCAGAAAAATATTTAAATTCAGAAGGATTTGCTGATAAATTTGAAGATTATATGTCTAGAGGATTTTTTTCCTTATCAAGCCCAATCTGGTCAAATTTCGGAAGAAAGAGAGGTCTTCCAATCTCATGCTTTGGTTCATACATTCCAGACACTATGGAAGGAATCATGGAAAAGGTTTCGGAAACCGCTGTGATGACAAAACATGGTGGTGGAACATCTGCTTATTTTGGTGGGCTTCGTGGAAGAGGAACTCCAATTTCGTCTGGTGGAGAATCTACGGGTTCTGTACATTTCATGGAGTTGTTTGATAAACTAATGAATGTTGTTTCTCAAGGAAATGTTCGCAGGGGGTCGTTTGCTGCATATCTCCCAATTGATCATCCAGACATTGAAGAGTTTTTAAAAATCAAATCTGAAGGATGTGACATCCAAGATATATCAATCGGAGTATCAGTTTCGGATGAATGGATGAAAAAAATGATTGATGGTGATAAAAACGCTCGTAAAATTTGGGTTCTTGTTATCAAGAAGCGTTTTGAATCTGGTTATCCGTATATTTTCTTTAGTGATAATGCTAACAACCAAGCACCACAAATTTATAAAGATAAAGGAATTAAGATTAATAATTCCAATCTTTGTTCAGAAATTATGCTTTCTAATTCGGAAGATGAATCTTTCGTGTGCGATCTTTCTTCTCTAAATTTAGAAACATGGGAAGAATGGACTTGTGATACTGTTGAAGTTTTAGTTTATTTCTTGGATGCTGTAATGTCGGAATTTATTGAAAAAACTGAAGGGATGAAGTTCATGGAAGCACCTAGAAAGTTTGCTATGAATCAAAGAGCATTAGGGGTTGGTGTTTTAGGTTGGCATTCTTTGTTACAATCCAAGATGATTGGATTTGAATCAATGGAAGCAAAGATGCTAAACAATCAAATTTGGGGAGATATTAGAAAACGTGCTGACTATGCGACAAGGTTTTTAGCACAAAATTTTGGAAATGCTCCGATTTACGAAGGAACTGAATATACGAGAAGAAACACAACGACTCTTGCAGTTGCTCCCACCACATCATCTAGTTTTATTCTTGGGCAAGTATCTCCTAGTATCGAACCATTGAATAGTAACTATTATGTTCGAGATTTGGCTAAAGGTAAGTTTACATATAAAAATCCTTATCTAAAAAAACTATTGAAAATAAAAAATCAAGATAATGATGAAATTTGGAAATCGATATTAATTCGCGGTGGTTCTGTTCAACATTTAGAATTTCTTTCTGAACACGAAAGAGATGTATTTAAAACGTTTGAAGAAACCTCACAAAAAGAAATTATAATACAAGCAGCATCTCGTCAGCGTTATATTGATCAAGGTCAAAGTTTAAATATGTTAATCCCAGCAGGAACACCACCAAAAGCAGTTAATGAATTGATTATATTTGCATGGGAACAAGGAATTAAAAGTCTTTATTATCAAAGATCAACAAATCCGGCTCAGACTTTAGCCAGAAATATAATGACTTGCAAAAGTTGTGAAGGTTAAGTGTAAGTATTATCATGAGAAATGATACCTTAACAACGGAAATTTTTATTAAAAAAGCATATATTAAACATAATAACACATATGATTATTCTAAAACAGAATATAAAGGTAGAAAAGAAAAATTAATAATAATATGTAAAATTCACGGAGAATTTGAACAACGAGCGGGAAATCATTTACAAGGACAAGGTTGTAAATTATGTGGGCTTAAAAACATGTCCGAAAAAATAAAAATTTGGAATAAAGATGATGATACGTTTATAAAAGAAAATTATTTAAAAATTGGAGCACCTTATTGTGCCAAAGTTTTAAATAAAACTTTAAATTCAATTTATCATAGAGTTAGAATTTTAAAAATAAAGAAAAACTCTAAAAAATTAAATCATCCGTTTATTTCTGGTAAAATATGGTCTAATCTGGTAGCAAACTCTAAAAATAGAAAATTAAATCTAAAGATAACACCAGATGACATTTATCAAAAATTTTTACAGCAAAATAAGAAATGCGCTTTGAGCGGTTTAGATATATCTTTAACATTTGATACAAAAACTAATACAGCTTCTGTAGATAGAATAGACTCTAAACAACATTATACTAAAGATAATATACAGATAGTCCACAAAATAATAAATCAATGCAAAATGGATTTAAATGATTCTGATTTTTATAAATTTTGCAAATCAGTTTATTTCAACTTAAAAGAAAAATATGAAAATAAATAAACCAAAAGATGTAAATGAACTTATGATTTTTGCTTGGGAACAAGGAATTAAGTCTTTATATTATCAACGCAGTGCAAATCCCGCACAAGAACTTGCAAGATCTATAATGACATGTAAATCATGTGAAGCGTAACTTATAATATTTGTTAAATAAAAAGATAAGTATAAATTAAATATCATGTATTCAAATCAAAAAGATCAAATTAGTTTAGAAGAAGCTTATAGGAATGTTCATAATGACACTATAAACGAAGATGCAAACGAGACTATAGGCGGTAGTATCCTTTACGGCACTTTGCTTCTTCCCATTCTTATAGATTATTTAGCTAAAAAATACCCACAAGTTGGTCAAAAATTATCTAGTATTAAAGATTATTTGAAAAATAAAATTTCTAGCGATGAAACATTAAATACAAAAAAACAAAACGCAGATGAACATGGGGGAGAAGGCGCTACGGATTATTACAATGATTTAAATAAAAAAATAGCAATGAATATAAAAGATGATCAAACATTTAGAAGTGCTATAGACAATGCTTATGAAAAGACCATATTACAAGATATAGTTAATCTTTTACCTAAAAATTTAACAAATAAAAATGAGCAACAAGCTAAAATAGAATTAAATAAAAACATACAGCAAGATGTTGCCACAAAAACACAAGATCAGAAAAGAAAAGAAATGGGACTTCCACCCGTACCAACAATCAGAGGATAATATATGGCAGGAAAAGGTGATAAACCAAGACCAGTAAACAAAAAAATATATAATAGCAATTACGACGATATTAATTTTGAATTAAATCAAAAAAGTAATCAAATGGAAATAAAAAATAAAAACGGCAAAAAAACATATAAATATTAATATAATTTTTATTTAATGAAAAAAATAGAAACTTGTATATTTAAAGAAAATGATACATTTTTTTTAGATTTGTTAAAATGGAAATCAATTTCAGATATTGAAATAGAAAATAATGATATTTTCAATTTTAGTTTTGAAAATAAATCATATAAAGTTAAAGTTATTAGCATCACCAACTATGAAGCAAAATTGAAATTAATCTAATTTCATATTTTTTTTTATAAATATTAGTTAACATGGCTTATCTTTTAACTAATAATATATCAGCAGAACCTATAAATTGCAATGTAGGTTATAACAATTCTTGGTTAAAGGTAGATAATAATGCAGGTAGAAATCTATATGCACAAGCATCATACATAACAAACTTTAAAGACATAAATATAAGTTTGTCGGCTTCGGATGTTGATATTGGATCGGTTCACATCCAAGACCCAACCACAGGTTTAAAGGCTGATGTTGTGTCAGTTGGAATCGGAATGGGAGCATTGAGGGTAATAACTCAAGATTTGGAATCAAAGGAAGATGATGTATCTATAGGTGATAGACTTGGTAATTTTGCAGCCGTATATCCAACACTAAGCGCACTTAAAGTTTACAATACAAATCCTATATCTTCTGTAGATATAACAAATATTGTTACGGTAAAGTCATCTAATACATTTCCAATATCTGGATCTGTAACTGTTTTAAATCCAATTACAAGCATCAACATCACTAATCCTTCTTTTACAATTTCTAATTCTTCAATTGAAATTTCAAATGATGTTGGGAATCCGGTTCCGGTTTCATTCACATCTTCCATTTCAACAACACCAATTGGTACTCAAAATGTAACATATGCAGATTCTGTTTATATAGATGAGTCGAGCAGACTTAGAGTTGCTACACCACAAACTCAATGGTGGTTTGTGGCGACCGTCGATAAAGATGGAGATTTAAGATATAACGAATCTTTTGTAGCGGGCGCTTCTTCTATCTTTGTTCAGAATCTTGCAAGTGTTAATATGACATCTAATACGACGAGTGTTAGTGGTCAAGCAATACGAGCATCAAGAAGAAGACATAAGATTATACCCGGTCTTTCACATGAATATACTGGCGTTTGGAATTGGGACGGACAACAAGCAAATACCGTAAAGCGAATTGGTATCTTTACTCAATTTAATGGTTACTTTTTTGAATTGTCTGGAACAAATGCAATGAATGCAGTTGTTCGCAGAAGATTACCAGACGGAACCTTAGTTGAGGAAAGAGTAAATCAAACTGAATGGAATGGAGATAGGCTTGATGGAAGCGGTCCAAGCGCAGAAAACTGGAACGCCTTAACACAAACTGCTGCAATTACTGGATGGGTTTCAACGACAACAGTTACCCCGCAAAATGCTATTCCGATGTATAATGTTGTATATGGACTATCGGCTGGACAGGTTCAAAACTTTAGACAAGGAACAAAGGCAACAATAACTGGTATTACTCCATCTGGACATAATGCCGTTGCTACAGTTGCTAAGACTGATACAGCAACAAATAGACTTACTGCAACTTATTTGTTCAATCCGGGTGCTTCTGTTAGTAATATAAACAGTGCTTCAATGACACAAACCGGATATCATATGCAACACACCTATTGGATTGATTTCATGGGTGGCAGAACAAATAGAATTCGTTTTGGTAAAGCATCTGATTATGGAAAGATAGTTCTTCATACATTTAGATTTGATGGTCTTCTTGGAACAGCATATGAAAATGCTCCAACATTAACAGAAAGAAAAGAAATTTATAATATTGGTACTCCTACATCATTCCCGAGTTTTACTGTAATGGGAAATTCTTTCAACGTAGAAGCAGCAGTTGATATTACACCAAATTTTAATGTAGCAAGAAATAATACCGGTATTACTTTTGATACTGCGGATGAATTTCCAATTTTAGGTTTAGCTCTTCGTGCAGGAGAACCATATCAAAGAGCAGATATTCAACTCCAAAATTTGTATATTATGGATATTGCAAACATGGATAACAACAACAATAAAGCATGTTTTTCTTGGAGAGTTGTTTTAAATCCATCAATTCAAGGAACAATACCAGCATCAACAAATATTGGAAAGGCGTCTAGACAATGGCAATATACCACAGCAAATAGTGTATCCGGTGGAATTGATTTAATTGGTGGGTATGGTGTATCCACTTTAACTGAAAATTTTCCAACAGCTTTGAACTTCATTAATATGGGATCTAATATCGACAATACGGATTCCGATAAGATTGTAGTTGTTGCAAAGCTCCTCAACAAAGGAACAGCTAATTCTGATTTAGTTGCTACAATGAATTTTATTGAAGCATTGTAAAACATATTAACATAAAGATAAATAATGTTATGAAATATTATACTAACAGAACATATAAAGATTGTTTTACGGTGGAAGTTGATAAAGTAATTAAAGATACAGAAAAAAAACCCATCATTAAAAATGATGGGTTTGATTTAAAACAAAAGTTTTTAACTTTTTTTAATATTTTTAAAAAAAGTTAAATAACTTTAAACGTTTTATTTAAAGAGCATACTGTTGCTTTTTTGTTATGTATAATAACAGTTTCAACTCCAGTTGTATTCTCCGAGTAGTTTACTATTGAAAACCCATTTTGCCAATTAGCACCAGAAACATATGTTGGGTTTAAATTACAAGCACAACCATTTTCAAAGTTTGTAATTATCTTTTCTTTTCTAGTGCCAATGCTTGGTATTCTTTGACAAGAAGAACCAATTCTATGAGTATGGTTTGTTATTGTTGAAGCGTATCTCTTTTCAAATGTTGCTCTGGCAGAATATCCACCATTCTTTCTGACAATATCACCATGAAATACAAACATTTCATTAGGCAATTCAACCATCGATTCTTGGTTTATAGAATCGACCAACTTTATTCTGGACCAAGCATCGTTTGGATAAAAGACATTTTTATATGATAGCTTCTCTGCTATTAAATCAGATGATGCGATAGATCCAAGATTTTCACTCAAAAACCTCCACCACCTACCTTCTTGTCCATTTCCCGAATGGTTTCCGTTTGTCTCTAAGATTTCGGTTTGAAAGGGTTCAGTTACATCATGTAATAGCTTTAAAAACTTGTGAAATCCCGACACTTCTTTATCAATAGCAATGCTATGTCTAGGATCTTTTGAATATTTACTAATCGAAAACATATCCAAAGTATCACCGTTCAATATAATTTTTTCCGGTTTAATCTCTTGTACGATTTGTAAAAAGATATTCAAAGTGTTCCAACACTCGATTCCAAAGTGAGTGTCCCCGATAACCATTGCAACCTTATTAGGAACGCTATATACGTTTGGTTTTGGAGGTGTGGGGTAGTTGATTGGACGTATATTCATTATAAAATCGATCAACCCCTCTCGATTTGAATCATCCGTTTGTATGTTGATAAATGGAGATTTTTGATTTGAATCGTCCGTTTCTTCTTCTATCAAAAGATCAACTCGATTATCATTTTCGTCATAATCAGATACTTCTGTGATTTTTTCAATAATTACTTTGTGTCTTTTTCTCCCCGTTACCCAATCAAACACAGTAGCTCTTGGTATTTTAGTGAGTACTGATATTTCTGATATGGTTTTACCATTTTTGTATAATGTTTTAATGTGCTGTATTTTTTGTTCTCTTGATAGATTTTTCATAATCTAACTTAAATCATACATTTTTTTGTAGAGAATGTCAACCTATTTTAGTAAATATTTTATACAACAGTTATGGATTTAAATCAAAACGAAGAAAAGAAATTAGAGGATGTAATTCCAAATTTTATAAAGCACCCGACAATGTTCAGTCTTATTGTAAAAAGTATATTTGGTATCATTATATTTTTATCTTTTGGGTATTATACACTATGGCTATCAACCAATTATGTAAAAAAAGAAACATTTGATTCGTTTATTACAAAACAAGAACAATTATTCGAAGCACGATTTCAAATAACACAAAGTAAATTGGAAACTATTTTAAATCAACAAATAATAACATCAGAACAATTTAAAAATTTAAACATAATACTAAGTTCTCAGCAAAAAAGTTTAGACTCTCTAAACGAAAGATTAACGTTCATAGAAAGAAACGTTTATAGTAAACAAAATCCACAGCCAACGAAGTGAAATTAAAACCGTTTAAAATAGGTATCGTAAATTCAAACGATGTAAAAGATTTTAATTTTAATCAAATGGTTTATATTATAGATGAAATCGAAAACTCTTACATCGTAAAAGTTGAAAATAATTCAAAAACTACAAAAATAAATAAAGATAAAATAAAAGTAATATAATTACAACTTTTTATATTCTATATTGTAAAAATCAAAAATCTCAAATGCTTGAGTATCTTTTAAATAAGGTGTTCTATACACAACCTTTTTTATACCATGAGAAGCTATTAAAGTTGCACACGATGAACATGGCATCAAATTACAAGCTAATACCACCGCTTTTCCCCTTTTTACCATTGATAATGCATTACACTCTGCATGTATCATATACTTTCTTCTTTCGTCTCGGTTTTCCCAAAAACTGGAATCTACGTTTTTAGATGGGACTAAACCATTATAACCAACACCGATTACTCTGTTGTTTTTGTTTAAAACACAAGCGCCAACTTTTACATATGGGTCTTCTGATCTTAATGATGCTACTTCTGCAATGCGCAGAGCATATTCATCCCAAGATATTCTATCGTTTGGAATCATTAAAAAATCTTTTAATAACGAAAATCTATACCATCTGCAACATCTTTAATATCCCCAGCAGCAACAGCTATTTTATCAGCCATCCAAGCTTGGATTGGTTTTCCATCATCAATCATATCGATAATGCTATGTGCATATGATCTGATTGATGCTAAATTAGACATAAACATTCTTTTAACTTCATCGTCTTTAATGAAATCATCAACATTTCTCTTTGGATCATCTTCAGATGGTTCAATTTCAACAACATCAATAGAATCTTCTATTGAATTTTCTAATATTCTTTCATATTTTTCTACTAATGTTATGATGTCTGTTTTATTCATATTTTATATATTTACTTTATTTTTAGTTAAAAACTATAAAAAATCATCCCAACAAAAAATAACATTGTCAAAATTTTCCAAACGTTTTACTAAATTGTGTCGTATTAATTTTTGCCAAATATAAAATTTATTAGCTAAACCACCACCAAGTTGAGATATGTAAAATTTTTTATCTGATTTTTTTTCTATTATTTTTTTTAATTTATCTAATTCTTCAAAAAAAACTGGTGAATATTCTTCTGGTTTATAAAAAGAATTATCATCGTTATCTGGATATTTTTTAGTTATAAAACCTATGGCATGGGGGTGTAATCTTAATTTAGCCGCGCCCCCCATACCCTGTCGTGTTAAATTGTCACCAAAAACAAAATAAGCATCAGGATTATTATTTAAAAAATTTTCTGTTATTATAATGTTTTTATATGTAGCCATTTAAATAATCTATTCGCCAATTTCCATATACTTAATTTTAGAATTTTTTTCTTGTCTTTTTTGTTTTCTTTCTTTCTTTTGGTCATCTGAAAGAATACCCAATATGTCTTCTCTCCAAGTTCTATTTGCTTCTTTATTTGAAATTGGAGGTTGACCCTTTTCTGATTTCTTTTTTAGTGCTATTCTGATCTCTGCCATCATCGGGGATGACTTTAAAGATGGATGTGTTACTGTTATCATATTTATATTTTAATGGTTGTTATTATAAAGTCAAGTTTTATCACCAAGCCCCCATACACCTTTAGGGGCAAAAATGTAAGAACCTTCTTGTATCTTCCACATTTTAACTGGATGTACTAAATCTTTACCAAGTCTTTCGGATGCAAATCTAAGTATTCTTAGGTTTGGCCAAGCTTGATAACGAACTTTAATAATTTCATCTAATGCTTCTTGTGGAGTCTTTCCCTGCAAAACCCAAGCGATAATTCCTATTGCCGTAGATCTCGACACACCAGCATAACAGTTAACACCAAGATCATACACTTTATCAGACTCCACAATTGGTTGTAAAAAAGATATAATATTATTGACATGTTTTTCTTTTGGTCCTTTTTCTTCTAAATTATTCACAATAAACATATCACCATCTTCGTCGGACCAATCATAAAAATATTGCACAAAATGAGAAACACCCTTTACTGAAAAGTTTTTTTTCATCATACGAATTTTATTTTTATCTTCATCGTCAACAACAGAAATCCAAACATTTTGTTTTTGTTCCTTGAAAGAAGAAGAAACGGCTTCGGATAAATCAGTTATAATAATACTATTAATCATTTTTAAATTTATTTAAAAATTGTCTTAAATCCCAAGAGTATACACCATGATCTCCATTATCTAATAGTGGACATGTTTTTCCTCGCATAAAATTATCCCAATCATTATGAAACTCAAATGGAATGCTAATAAGGATTTCACTTTCTTTTATGCTAAAAAAATCTTTATATTTTTCCTCTAGTACATTTATCCAATTTTTCATTTTAAAAGAAACATAGCCCTTTCGGTTTTTTGTATAATGTTTTTATAAGATGCTACTAATGATTGCAATTCCTTGATATTGGAAATATATGGATTTCCATGATCTGTTAAAATTATATCTCTTCCGTTTTTATTTTTTACTATATATCCATAACCATCCATTTCCCATTCATGTCGATGAATCGGAAATGTGGAAATTATTTCTCCATATTTGTCTTCAATTTTGTTTTCTAAGTTTGAATTTAGTTTTGGTTTTTTATTAACTTTGGACGACCATTCTAAGAATTCTTTATCCATTTTATCATATTCTGAATTAACCCCCCAATCAAAAGGGTTATCATCCCAAGAACCTAGAACATTGGGATATTCGGGGTGATAATATGTAGAATCGTCTGCAATAGAACTTAAATTTACTGTGATAGTATCTAAAGGATTTTTCTCTAATTCGGAAGAATCCCAAATATGACCAGTAAAAGTTCCTAATCCGGATTCCGATAACAAAGTCATATTTGAATTATTATACATATAATCTGGTGAATTTGGATTATTGTACGGAGGATAATTATTTAAATAACTAGAAGTGTCGCTTAATTTATTTTTAGCTTTAAGAAGATTTACTTCTTTCTCTAGTTCATCTACTCGTTGTTCAAGGTATTTCATAAATGTCTCCTATATTATATCTGTTAAAATCTTTTTTGTCAACTGTAATTTCGGTTAATCCCCCATCTTCATCCTCAACATAGAATGAGTATCTTTTAAAAACCCAAAACCCCCAAGAATCTTTATGATAGATTTTCATTCTTAATAAATTTGTCTAAAACATTAGCAAATACTTCATTAATAGAAATATCCTTATCACAAGATTCTCGAATTAAAAACTCAAGAATTTCTCTACTAAATTCCGATATCTCTAAATCAATAGTATCAAATTTTTCAAGTAAAATTCCTCCATCAGTCTCTTTAATAGAGAACTTATCTCCTTGTTTAATGTTAAGTTGAGCTAGTTCATCTTCTGTGAATTTAACACAGACATCTCCTGTTGGTTCTATTGTTTTTTTAATCATATTAGTTTTTTTAATAAATCTTTTTCGTTACAAATAAAGTTGCAATCATCCCAATCTCTAGATTGAACGCTGTTTTCGTATTTGTCGTCCAAAATTGTATACATAGTCTTCAATGCCTTTTTAGAATCGTTGCTTAATTTAGATTTTAATAAAAACAAAATATCC